TGAACAGCGCCGACCTCGTCGACCTCGACGGCACGGCGGCCGCCTCGGTGAACGGCTTCTCGGTCATCACCTCCGCGACGGGCGTCGCGCCGATCCTTCAGGCGAAGGGCTCGGATACGAACGTGGGCGCCGTGCTCGCGGGCAAGGGCACGGGCTCCGCCGTGCTGCGCAGCAATGGCGTGGACATCCTCACGGCCGACGGCTCGACCGCCTCGAGCGTGAACGCCATCACGGTCGCGAGCGCGGCCACTGGCAGCTCGCCGCAGGTGAAGGCGACCGGCTCGGACACCGACATCAACCTGCGGCTCACGCCGAAGGGCGCGGGCGTCGTGAACGTGGCTGCCGGCCAGGGCTACGCCGTGGACGGCACGACGGCGCGCACGTGGAAGATGGTGGGCTCGGGCACGAGCCTCCTCTTCCAGGAGAACACGGGCACGCCGTCGGTTCCCGTCTGGACCACGCGGGTCGAGTTCCAGACGATCTCGGGCATCGCGCTCCCCGACCCGAACAACCAGCTCGACAACGGCGCGCTCAACGTCTGGCAGGATGGCGCGGTGAGCGGCGACATCATCAGCGGCACGCCGACGTTCCCGGACCGCTGGGGCGTCGCGGGCGGCGTCGCGGGCGGCCACTGCACGGTGTCGCGCCAGACGCTCGGCGCGAATGGCTTCCGTTACCTGCAGCGGATCCAGCGCGTCGCCGCCGCCTCCACCACGACGGTGATCCAGTTCTATCAGGCGATCCCGACCGACGTGGCGGCGCTTCTCGCGGGCCAGCAGGTGACGCTCTCGTTCTACGCGCGGGCGGGCGCGAATTACTCGGCCGCGAGCGGCGCGCTCGTCTCGCGCATCCACACCGGCACGGGCAGCGACGAGGGCTCGGCCGCGATGATCGGCTTCTTCGCGGGCCCCTGGGCGGGCGACGTCCAGCAGGACCAGTCGAACACGCTCACCACGACGCTCCAGCGCTTCACGCAGACCGTGACGCTCGCCTCCAACGCGACCGAAGTGGGCGTGGAGCTGCGCTTCACTCCCGTGGGCACGGCGGGCGCGGCCGACTACTTCGAGGTGACGGGCCTCATGCTCCAGCTCGGGCCCACGGCGAGCACGTACCCGCACCTCCCGTTCCAGCGCGAGCTCGCGCTGTGCCAGCGCTTCTACGCCAAGACCTTCGCCTACGGCACGAAGCCGGCCGTGGCCGGGGGCTTCGCCGGCACGATCGTGCAGGGCCGCGCGGCCGCGAATCCCGAGCCATACCAGCGCTGGCAGTTCCCGGTCGAGATGCGGGTCGCGCCGACCATCACGCGCTGGAACCCCGGCACCGCGGGCGCGGCGACGCAGTGGCGCGACAACGGCGACGCGAACTCGACCGCCGCGGCGCAGACGCTCCACGTGACGACGACCTCGGCCATCATCACGAACACGACGGTCACGGTCTCCGGCGCCTCGTCGTGGCACCTTCACCTCTCTGCGGATGCGAGGCTCTAGCCCATGGGCTTCATGGATTTCTTCTCGAACGGGTCCTCCACGAGCACGTCCGCGCATCCGGCGTCCAAGGCCGAGAAGACGATCTCGAACAACCTCGCCGCGCAGTCCACCGAGGCGCTGCCGCTCTTCCGCCAGCTCCTCGCGCAGACGCTCGGGCAGGGCGGCTTCAACGATGCGCTCACGCAGCTCTTCCAGGGCCAGCTCCAGGGCCTGAACCAGAGCTTCTCGCCGCTGCAGCAGGGGCAGATGCAGGCCCGCCAGCTCCAGGAGCTACAGGGCCTCGGCGGGACCGACCAGAACATCCTGCAGCAGATGATGGCGGCGGCGGGGCAGGGCGCGACGCTCACGCCGCAGCAGCAGGCGCTGATCCAGCAGCAGGCCGATCTCGGCATTCAGAGCGGGCTGAGCGACCTCAGTAAGTTCCGCGACGACACCCTCCAGACGATCGCGCAGAACAGCGCGGCGCGCGGGCTACGGCCGACCGACACACCGATCTTCAACCAGTCCTCGCAGTTCGGGCAGGAGATGCAGCGGCAGGCGCAGCAGCTCGTCTCGGGCCTGCGGCAGCAGCAGGCGCAGCAGATGCTCCAGTACCCGATCGCCGCGGCGCAGCTCCGCTCGACGCAGCTCGGCCAGGCGGGCGACATGTCGGCGCGGCGGCAGGGCTTCCTCGCGGATTTGAACGCGCAGAACACGCAGAACCAGATGAACTTCGGCCGCGGCATCACGAGCGCGGGCCTCGGGATCGCGCAGGGCTTCAGCGGCGCGAACGCGCTCGGCCCGCTCGTCTCGCAGCGGCAGTTCACGGGCGGGACCACGACTTCGACGCAGACGCCGTCCGGGGCCTCGATCCTCGGCGGCTTCCTCGGCGGCCTGTAAGGGGGGACACGGCATGGCACTCGGACTCGGACACTCGGGCGGGCTCCTGGGCGGACTCATGGGCGCGCTCAACGGCGCGCCGCCGCCCCCGCCGCCGCCGGCGGCGGGAGGCATGGGGCTCGCGCCCCAGGGCGACCAGCAGCAGCAGGGGGGCATGCAGCAGCTCCTCGGATTCGATCCCCACCAGCTCCTCAAGCTCCTCGGGATGGGGGGCTCGCCTGATGCGGGCGGGTACCTCGGGAGCGTTCCTGCGGGCAACGGCGGGCTCAGCGGGCCGCTCCCCGGGCTCGGCGGCGCCGGGCCGGTGCCGACGGCCGCCAGCAACTTCGCGCAGGTCTTCCCGGGCCTCGGGATGGCTCCGGCCGCCGCCGCCCCGGCTGCTGCGGCTGCCGCTCCGGCCGCGGGCGCCGCGGGCGGCGCGGCCGGGCTCTCGCAGCTCCTCCCGCTGCTGGTGGGCCTGCTGTGAGCGGACTCGGCGACATCCTCTCGCAGGCCGCGAGCCTCGGGCTCGCCGGCGCGAAGGGGCTCGGCCAGGTGGCGGCCAAGGGGCTCGGGCTCGCGCCGCCGCCCGAGACCACCATGTTCGGCGCGCCCGCGCAGTCGCAGCCGGCCGACCTCTCGGATCTCTCGTTCCAGCAGAACCCGCTCGGCAACGTGCTCATGCGCGTGCAGAACGCCATCGCGAGCTCGCAGGGCCAGCCGTCCGCCTCGGGGCAGCTCCGTGCGCAGCGCGCCGCGGGAAACCAGCAGCGCGTGCAGGCATTCCAGGAGGGCATGAACCTGCTCCAGCAGTTCGACGCGATCCGCCAGAAGGCGGCGCCCGGCGACTTCGATCGCGTGGACGGCCTGCTGAAGAAGCGCTTCGCCGAGGTGGCCGGCGGCAAGCCGGGCGAGGCGGACGACTTCTACGACGCCTTCATGTCGGGCGGCGCGGGCCAGACCGCGGGGCTGCTCAAGCTCGTGGCGGGAGATGCGGGCGCACAGCAGCTCATCGCCTCGGGCGGCACCGTCGCGGACCTGCACAAGTACGTCGCCGACAAGTCGCACGAGGGAATCATCCTCGGCGATCAGGAAGCGCTGCCGGGCGTGCGCCAGAAGCTCGAGGCGATCACGGCTGGGGCCGGCTTCACGCCAGAGCAGAGCGCCAAGCTGGACGCGCTGAAGAGCACGGGTGGCCGCTGGACCCTCGGATCGCTCCAGGACTTCAACGACCAGCTCCCGCCCGAGCTGCAGATGAACGCGGGCGAGTGGGCCATCGCCAAGCGGCACGAGGGCGATCTCACGTCGATCAACGGCATCGAGACGACGCCCGAGGTCCTCCAGCATCGCAAGGCCGAGATGGATTCGTCGTTCAAACAGCTCGCCGATGCACAGAAGCACCAGTACGACCTCGAGCTGCAGAACCTGAAGAACCAGGGGATGAAGGACCGGCCGGTCGGCGGAAGCGCGAACCTGCTCACGCGAAAAGACCTCTGGGCTTCCAAGACGCTCGACAAACAGACGGCCTACCGCGATACCGAATCCAAGCTCCGCCAGGACCTCGCGGTGCCGTACAACGGACCCGGGAGCTATCAGGTCCTCACGGGCTGGATCCACAACCTCGACAACACCGCAGCGCGCTCGGAAGAGGTGGACACCGTGCGCAACGAGGCCGCCTCGCTCGCGAACCAGCTCCGCGGAAAGCTGGCGTCCTACCGGCAGGGAGCGGTGATTCCCGAGCAGACGTTCAACGAGATCAAGTCACTCGTGCAGTCCAATCTCGGTCGCACGTCGGCGATGCACCGCCGCTACCTTGGCGACCGGATCAAGATCGGGAAGTACCTCTTCGGCGAGGACGCGGTCGATCAGATGGTCCCTGGCTGGCGCCAGGATCTCGGCGAGAGCCAGGGGAAGGGCAATGCGCCGGCGACGCCCTCTGGCGCCGCGCCGGCGGCCGGCGGCCAGGTGCACATGCGCTTCCCGGATGGAGCCGAGAAGATGGTGCCGGCGGCTGACGTCTCGAAGTGGACGGCCCTCGGCGGGACTCCGGTGCAGTAATGCCGAACCCGTGGGACTCCCTGCCAGACGCGCCGACCGCGAAGGCCGCGCCCTGGGCGGACCTGCCGGACGCGCCGACCGGCCCGGCCCCGGACTGGATCGAGCGCACGCGCCAGGCGATTGAGGCGGCGGCGCCCCCGCCCGATCCGATCCCGGCGACGGGCCAGCGCCAGCTCGCGCGGCGGCCGAGCGACCTCGCGTCGAGCGGCACGCGCGAGGCGGAAGACTCCGCCGCGGCGCGCTACGCGAGCTCGCCGATCAACCCGCGCACGGCGATCGAGACCGGAGTGGGGGTTGCGACGATTCCCTTCGGCGGCGAGCTCATTCCGCTCGCCCGGATGGCGCTTGCGGGGCTGGCGGGCGCCGCGGGCTCCATTGCTTCCGAGCCGTTCGATCCGACGCCGGCGTTTCCCGCGGGGCGCCAGCCGCTGCTCGGGCCGCCGCTGAAGGAGCCGAGTCGCCTCGCTTCGGCAGGGCAGCGCGCGGTCGAGACGGGGCTCGGCATGGCGGCAGGCGAGGGCGCGGGCTCGCTCCTGAGCGGCGGCCTCGGCATGGCGGAGCGCGGCATTCTGCGCGGGCCCGCGAACCCCGTGCGCGACATGGCCGTGCGCGAGATCGAGGCCAAGGGCGGCGTGATCCCGCCGGCGCAGGCGACGGGCAGTAACCTGGCGCGGCTGCTCCAGGGCGTCGGCGAGTCGTCGATCTTCGCGGCGCCCGGACTGCAGGCCGCGCGCACGAATGCGCGAGAGATCGCGACGAAGGCCGTGCAGGACTTCGCCGAGCAGTTGCCTCTGCGTCACTCGCGAGAGGAACTCGGCAAGGTCGTGAGCGACGCGATCCACGGCCACCGCGATGCGTTCCTGAACGCGGCGGCAAACGCCTACGGCCGCGTCGATCAGGCGTTCGATGCCGCGGTTCAGCAGCGCCTCCGCGACTCGGGCGCGATCCTCCCGGCGGGCGAGAAGTACGCCGCCGAGCCCATCGTCGATCTCGGGCCGGCGCGCGCCGAAGCCGAGAAGGCGCTGAACGAAGCGGGGCAGGGTCTCCACAAGGCGGAAGCCGAGAGCATCCTGCGCCAGGTGATGGGCAAGCCGGACAAGATGACCTTTGAGGCGGCCGCGCGTCTGCGCTCGGATCTGCTCGCCGTGAAGCGCGGCAGTACCGAGATGATTTCGGGCGCGGCCAGCCAGGCAGCCAAGCGCGTCGTGAAGTACCTCGACGGCTCGATGGAAGCGAGCGCGAAGGCCGCCGGCCCGGAGGTGTACGACGCTTGGCGCGCGGCGAACGAGGGATACAAGCGGGGGGCGACCCTCTTCAACAGCGACCTCATCCGCCAGCTTGCGAGTCGCAATCCTGAAGCGGTCGTCGATGGGATTCTGCAGGCGAACCGGCCCGGGAGCGTGCGGCTGGCGAAGCAGGCGATCGGGAAGCCGCAGCTCTGGCAGGGCGTGCAGCGCGAGTACGTCGAGCGGCTCCTCACGCGGGACGCGGTGGATCCGGGCGTGGGGAATCTGCTCAGCGGCCAGCGGCTGCTCACGAAGCTCCGGCAGTTCGGCGACTCCGGAAAGGAGCTGCTCGGCGCGCAGAACCACGCCGAGCTCACGAAGCTTGCCCAGGTCCTGCAGGTGGCCCAGGAGTTCACCGGCAAGGGCGCCGGCGGCGTGAGCGTGCGCGCCGGGCCCGAGGGCGCGGCGCTCTACCTGGCGGGCTCAGGCCGATACGGCGCGGCGGCGACGACCGCGCTCGCGCCTCACGTGATCGGGCAGCTCTTCACCAACCCGACCGCCGTGCGGCTCCTCACGCGCGGGTTCCAGGCGCCCGCGGGATCGAAGGCCGCGCTGCGCATCTTCGCGCAGCTCAGCCAGATCGCGACGCACACCGCGGTCGATTCGGGCCGCTGGGAGGACGCGCCGGGCGGCTACAGGACCCAGAACGGCAGCACGACGAACAGCGCCACGCAGAGCAGCTTGCCGCCCCAGTAGACGGCCGGCTTCGAGAAGCGCACCTCCTCGAGACTGGGGCCTGCAGGCCCCAGGAGAATCCAGAGGGCGAAGAAAATGCCAGCCACGTCGATTCCCATGGTGGAAAAATACCACAAGCGCCAGGCGCTCGCCGAGCAGCAGAAGGCCGAGGCGCATGCGAGGCGCGTCGCGCGCGCGCGGAAAGAGCGGCGCCGCGGCACCTGCTTCGTCTGCCACGTCCGCCCCCGGCGCGCGCCGGACCAGAGCGCATGCCTGGAGTGCCACGTGGAGATGGACCTCGCGCGGCGGCGGCAGCGCACGAAGGAGCGCCGCGAGGCGCGGGAAGCCGAGGCGAAGCGCCTCCGCGCGCTCGCCCGCGAGCGCAAGCGCGAGAAGGCGAACCCGGCTTACTTCGACTGGGCGGGCGCGCCCGACCGCACGATGTAGGTGCGCCAGAGCGAGCCGAGCCCGGCCGCGAGGATCGCCGCGCCGCCGCTGGCCAGGTCGATCAGGTACTCGGCGCCCTCGACCACCTGCCCCGTCGTGGCCGGGATCCCGTAGTGCACGAGGCCGCGGCCGAGAAGCTGGCCGACCACGAGGGTGATGATCCCGTGCCGCGCGCCGCTCCCGACCTCGGTGTTACTTGCGAGGACATGTCGATCTTGGCTCACCGGCTGCGTCATGGTTCCTCCTTCGGGCTCAGCCCGAGAAACGTGCGCCGCGCGAACTCGGCAATCAGAAGCGCCTCTGCGCGCCCGTCATCCTTGCGCCGCGTGAGCTTGGGGGCCTGATCCGGGAAGAGCTCGCGCGCGCGCTGGATGCTCGAGCCCTTGCCCTTGGGCAGCCCGTCCATCACCGCCCGCCGCCAGCGCATCGGCGTCACGCGCTCCAGGCGCAGGTTGAGCGCCGCGGTCACGCCGAGCCAGATCCCGCTCCCCTCGCCGAACGTCATCGCGCCGACCGCGCCCTCGCCGGGCCGCACCCAGACGCGCTCGATCGCCACCGCCGCCGCCGGGTCGAGCGCCTGCACGTAGCGCAGGAGATCCGCCATCGCAGCCAGGTCGTACTCCTGCTTCTTCCCGACGCGCAGCATGGGCGCATCCTCGAGCAGCAGCACCGCGGCGTCCTCGCGCAGCGCAGCGATGGCGCCGGCCTTGCCCGGGTCGATCCCGGCCACGATCACGCGGCGCCGGCCTCGAGCTGCAGGAACGCCGTTCCGCCGCCCGCAAGCTGCGGGTAGGGGCAGGGCTCGTGGGGCTTGGGGGCGAGCTGGAGCAAGCGCTCGACGTTCGGCTCGGTCGTGCTCGGGTCGGCGTGCTCGGGCGTCATGGCGTCGCGGCCCGCGCGCGCGTGGCGCACCACCAGCGCCGCGGCCCGCCGGATCTCGGCCACGGTCGGCAGAAAGCTCCCGCGCTTGTGGTCGCGCCAGAGGCGGCGCAGCGCCGGCCGCAGCACGTCCACGTGGATATCGGCGAGCTCGCCGCAGTAGGCCACGATCCGGTACGCGATCGTCTCGTCGTTGCCCTGCTGCGGGAAGAGGTGAAAGAGCTTCGTCACCATCGCGAATAGCGCGGCCGCCTCGGGGGTACCCTCCTGCCGGCTAGGCGTCGAAGAGGCCGAGTCGCTGCGCGGCGATCCGCGCAGCGGCCGCGACGCCGCCCCTCCCCGAGCTGCCACCACCGCCCCCGCCAGGTGTTTTCCGAGGGGGTCCACCCTGTCCTCCTCTGCGCCCCCACAGGCGCTCGTTGCGGATCCAGGTGCGGCAGGCGGCCACCCAGTCGGCCATCGCGTTGCCGCGCGCGCGGTGGTGATCCAGGCAGTGCTCGACGAGGTCCGAGAGCTCACCCACCGCCCAGGGCTCCCGCTCCTGCGCCCACCGCGCCAGCGCGTTCCACTCGTCCGCCGCGAGGTCCTCGGGCGGCTGGCTGCGCACGGTGCGGGCGCGAGCGCTCATCCGGCCATCGCCTCCGGGTTCGCGGCCGCCGCGAGCGCGCTCTGGATCTCCCGCATCACCTGGCGTTGTTCGTCCGTCGCCAGGGTCCAGATCGAAATGCCCGTGAGCCGCTGCAGCTCGATCAGGCTCGGGAACGTCATCGGCAGCCGCCCGAGCTCGTACCAGGACACGCTCGTGTTGTGCTTGAAGTTCAGCATCTTCGCGAGCTGCTTCTGGGACGTCTGCGTCCGCTGCCGCCAGGCCCGGAGGGCGTCCGGGCCACTGATGGCCGGCGCCGCCAGCTTCTTCTTTCGCGCCACGGCCGCAGCTTGGACGAAACGATTTCGGCAGGCAATAGGCAGAAAAGCCACGCCCATTTCCTAGGCAGTCCACGGACTCGTGGACCGGACGAATTCGCGTGGGAACCCTCCCAATTACGAAAAGATTTCTTTATGATTGGGCCCATGGGAAACGCCGCTGAACTTCGGACCCTGGACGAAATCATCACTGAAAACGCGCTCTTGCTGCTGCGGCGGCGGATCGCATCGAGGAGGGTGGAACGAAAGCCGTACTACCTGAACACGCTCGCCGCCGAGATGGTCCCCTTCATGATTCCGGCCGCGGAGCGAGAGCAGCCGGGGTGGAACCGCCAGACGGCGGTGGACCGCATCAGTCACACGGTCGCCCGCTACCTCGGGCTGGCGAAGACCGGCAAGCTCTCCTGGCGAGTGGACTACCTGGAGGGTTTCTACCAGGCGATGGGCGTCACGCTGCACGAGATGACGGCGCCGGAGATCGCGCTCGACGACGAGGACCGAGCGGTGCTCGAGGGCGTATCGGCGTATGCGTCGTGGGTCGTTCCCCGACAGCAGCCGGAAAAACGAAAGGCGTACCCCCCTCCGGCTTGACGTAGAACGAAAGCGTCTCGTACTCTGCCCCCCGCGTCACTGAATGCGAGGGGGTGCGGTGGAGCTGCGCGATCATCTCGACCTCGCCGGGCTGGTTCTGGTCCTGGCGATGCTCGTGCTTGGGCTGCAGCTCTTCGAGTGGGGGCTCGCCGCGGACCATGCCGAACCGGATGCAGTCGATTCGGTGGAGGTCCCCAATTCGGTAGACGTCCGTGTCCAGGGCGGTGGCGTGCGGGCCCGGCGCGCTGCTGCCCTGGACGCGGAGCGGCGGCTGGCCGCTGAGCCGCGCCCGGTCCCCGCCCGGTGAGCGCGGCCGCCGCCGAAGTCGGTCTCTTCCCCGGTGTGGCGTATGAGACCTATGCCCAATGGCCTGGGCTTCGCTCTTCGTATCTGCGCCAGTTCCGGCGTACCGCGCTCCACGCCCGCCAGGAGCGCATCGAGCCCGCGGCGCCCTCGCCCGCGCTGAACCTCGGCAACGGGATCCACACCGCGATCCTGGAGCCGGAGCTGCTCGAGCAGCGCTACGCCCCGCCCTTCGAGGGCGATCGCCGCTTCAACGTCGGCAAGGCTGCGTATGCCGAGTGGCAGGTGCGCCACGCCGGGAAAGAGGTCCTCACCGCGAAGCAGTGGGACACGGCGCTGCGCACGCGCGACGCGCTCTGGCGCCAGCCGTGGGCCGAGGCGCTCCTGCGGGGGAAAGGGAGCACCGAGCTGTGCGTGCGCTGGGACGACGTCGAGTTCGGGACGCCGTGCAAGGCGCGGATCGACCGCTTCTGCGCTGACTTCGACGGCATCGCGACGGTCTGCGACCTGAAGACCTGCGAGGACGCTTCCTTCGACCGCTTCCGCGCGGACATCGAGCGGCACGCCTACGGGCTACAGGCGGCGTTCTACCTCGACGGGCTCACCACGCTCTCCAACCACTTCCGGCAGTTCATGTGGATCGTGCTCGAGAAGAGCCCGCCCTACGCCGCGGCGCTGTACGTCGCGGACGACGAGGTCCTCGACGAGGGCCGCCGTCTCTACCGCACCGCGATTGCGCAGCACCTGGAGTGCGAGCGCACCGGAGTCTGGCCGGGCTACTCGCTGCGGCCCCGCTTCATCGGCCGGCCGCCCTGGGCGCGCCGGCGCACAGAGGAGGACGACGCCCTGTGACCGACGAGGATTCGAAGGAGGTGCTCGCCGCGGCGTCCCGCCTGCGCGACACCGTCGCGCGCTACCGCGCCGCGATCGCCCGGCGCGAGGAGATGGCGAAGGAGTACGACGTGCTCGCGAAGGCGTGCAGCGAGCTCTTCCGGCAAGTGGGCGCCGATCAGGCCGCGCTGCTCGAGGTGGCCCGCCCGGGCACGACGGCGGCCGAGATGCACGCCGCGCGGGTGCTCGCGTGAGCGCGCCCGCCGCCGTCCCGCCGCCGAGTTCGCTTCCCGCCAAGGCACCGCCCGCGCCGATCGCGGTGGGCGCGCGCGGCGTGGAGCTGCGCACCCTCGATGAGATGTTCCGCTTCGCGCAGGCCGTCGTGCAGGCCGGGCTCGCGCCGCGGGGCATGGACACGCCGCAGAAGGTGCTCGTCGCGATCCAGTGGGGCGCCGAGCTCGGCCTCTCGCCGATGCAGAGCGTCCAGGGTCTGCCGATCGTGAACGGGCGGCCGCGGCCCGAGGTGGCCGTCGCGCTCGCGCTGGTGATGGGGAGCGGGCTCCTCGAGCAGCGGCACGAGCGCTGGGAAGGCGAGGGGGATCAGCGCCGCTGCGTCGCCGCGCTCGTGCGCCGGGGCGGCATGGCGGTGGAGCGCAGCTTCTCGCTGGCCGAGGCGAAGAGGGCCGGCCTCACCAGCAAGGACAACTGGAAGCACTTCCCCGACCGGATGCTCTACGCGCGCGCGATGGGGCACGCGCTGAACGACCTCTTCCCGGACGTGCTGCGCGGCGTGGCCCCCGCCGGTTCCGAGGACTTCATCTACGACGTGGACCCGGCTCCGCTGGCGGACCGGCTGCCGCCGCGGCGGCCCGCGGAGCAGGGCCCCGACCCGCTCCTCGCGCGGCTCGAGGCGGAGAACGCGACGCACCCCATTTCACAGGCGATCGAGCTCGAGCTCCAGGATGAGCGCGAGCCGGCGCCGATCGAGGAGACCGATGACGATGGCCGAGACGACACCGACGCCCAGACCGAAGACGAAGCCTGATCCGGAATTCAGCGCGATGCGCCGGATTCTGGGCATCCTGCGGCCGCTTTCCGTGCCCGCGCGCCGCCGCGTGCTGGCGTACGCCGCCGAGCGCGTCGAGACGGATCCTCCCGCGGGGCCGAAGACGGATCCGGGCGGCCCGCTCCAGGGCAGCGTGGGCAGCGCGTCCTGGAACCCGCCCCGGACCGAGCCCCTCCTCGCGCACGCGGCGCAGGCCGCGGGCGGCCTTCTGGGGTAGGCCCATGTCGCTCTGGCCGGGCAAGGGGATGATCTCGCTGGCCGAGCTCGGTCAGTACAGCCAGACCTCGGCCAAGGTGCTCAAGGGCATGATCGAGCGCGGGGAGCTGCGCGCGGTGCGCCTCGGGCGCGAGTGGCGCATTCCCCGGGCGGAAGCCTTCCGGGTGCTCGGACTCCGGGACCCGGAAGGCCCTGCCGCCGCGGTGCCTCTCGCTACGCGGCTCCCCCCTCGCCCGCAGCTCTCACCCGCAGAGGAAGCGACGGTGCTCCGCTTCGTGAATCGCTGAGGAAGCTGGGGTCTACCTCGTCATCCTTCAGGAGATGGCTGTAGTGCTTGTGCAGCGTTGCGAGCGAGGTGCCAATCTGTTTCGCGACAGCGGTCGGCCGCTGGCCGTCGGCGAGCGCCCAGCTCACATAGGTGTGCCGAAAGCTGTGCCACTCGAAGGGGCGGACGCCGTACTGGCCGTGCGCCCGCGCGCGCGCCTGATCCCAGCTCGAATCGAGGCCGTGGTACGTCCACGGCTCCCAGCTCCGGTGACGGAAGACGCGCCCGGGCGGTTCGCCCGTGAGGCCCGCGCGGGAGAATCGCTCGCGCGCCATCGCGCGCAGAACGGCCGTCAGCGCCGGGCTCATCTTCACGCGCCGCTCCGAGCGCTTCGTCTTGCCGGACCGCTTGATCTTGTTCTTCTCGGTGAGCGTCTGCGTCACCCGGAAGGATCCGTCTTCGAGATTCACATCCTTCCAGTCGAGCCCGAGCAGCTCAGCCTTGCGCGCCCCCGTGTGCAGCGCGGCCATCACGATGGGGCCGAGCTCCGATCGCTGCGCAATCTCGAGGAGGCGAGCGCCCTCCTCTCGGGACCAGGAATCGCGCGACCCGGTCCAGGCATCGGCGGAGCGGGCCGCCTCGAGCGCGCGATCCATCAACCCTTTCACCCGCGCCCGGAACTCCAACTCGGGATCCTCCTCGAGCCAGTTGAGCGTGCGGCGAAACGCGCTCACCGCGTACCGGATGGAGCTCTCAGAGAGCGGGCCCTCGCCGCGGCGCCGGTTGCCGACCATCCACGTCGCGAATGCCGCGACGTCCTCGACCCGGAGGCGCCGCAGATCGAGCGCGTTCTCGGTGAAGTAGGGCAGCAGGTAGTCGCGGGCCATCTGCGCCGTCGAGCGCGCGTGCTTCTGCCCGAAGGCGCGCGATGCCGAGTCGAGCCAGGCGCGGATTGCGACATCTGCAAGGATCGGCTGGCCGGCAGCGAGCGCGCCGCGGATGGCGCGGGCGCGCTCCTCGCGCGCGGCGAGTTCGGCGTTGATCGCGTCGGCGACCCGCTGCGCCGCAGCTCGGGCGGCCTCGCGCGCATCATCGTCTCCGCCGCTGCCGTCTCCGCCGCCCCGCCGGTAGCGGCGCGGGTGGTAGCTCTTCACCTTGCGCGGCTTGCCCTCGACCTCGTCGATCAGCCACCACGTGCCGCGCTCCTCGTTCCACCAGACCCTCGCCGTCATCTCCTGACCTCCCGTGCGTGTGTGTGTGTGAATGCCACACTACCACGGCTTTACACTTCGATTCACAGTTTCACGGGAGGCGTACCGCAAGTGGCTGATTTTGCTGGCGTCCCCGATCGGGATCGAACCGATGGCCTGCTGCTTAGGAGGCAGGCGCGAGGGCTGAGGAAATTCGGATACTTACGGCGAAACTGTAAACGCCGCATCGATTCACAGCCGCCCATTCTGCCCCTCCGTTGCTTCAGCGGACCTGCCGCCAAGGTGCGCTCGTGAGGGGAATCCTTCACGTCCTGCGGCACGCCAGCCCCGAGTCCGCGCGGCTCGCGTCGCAGGTGATCGAGTACGACGAGCCGCCTCTGCGCGGCCGCCGCTTCACCGTCCGCGCCTCGACCGCGCCCGGGCCGTGGAAGACCGACCGCGTGGAGATCGAGCCGCAGCGGGTCACGGAGAGCTCCGTGTGGTTCCGCACGGCGCACACCGCCTACCTGCTCGAGCAGGAGGAGCTCGGCGGGCCGGAGGACGACGCGGCGTGAGGGCCCACGAGTGGTTCCTGATCGGGCTGGCCTGCGGCGTCCTCTTGGCGGGTTGGCTGATCCCCGTCCCCGCGTGCAAGCCATGACGGCCCCCGAGCTGCCGCCCGAGCTCGAGGACCTGCTGCGCTGCTTCGCGCTCGCGCGCGTGCCGCTCCAGGAGCTGAAGGACGCCTATATCCGCGCCGTGCTCGAGACGCAGCGCGGCAATGCCGTCCACGCGGCCAAGGTACTCGGCATCAACCGCCGCACGCTCTACCGCCGCGGCTTCCGCGGCGTGAAGTGGGGACGGCCCGGGGTGCGGAGGGCCGAGTAGCGACGCATGCACGGTGGCCGCGCTGGGCAGTGAGACACGGCTGGCGGCGCGGCGGCAACGGGGGAACCAGGCGGGCCCGAGCGACACCCCCAACGGCAGTCCGGAAGGCTGAAGCCGGCTCGGCGCGGCGCGACTCCGCCGCGAGAAGTGGCAGCCAATCCGCGCGGGTGAGTTTCGTGCCACGCGCGGCCGACCAGCGACACCGCCAAGCTCCAGACCGCTGCTGGCCGAGGGAAAGGACGCCACCGACGCGACAGCGCGACGGGCTGGGCGTCCTATGCCTTCTCGCTCTCCACCTCTCCTCCCGCTGGGTCCGGGGCCCGGAACGCCACCCACGAGGGATAGGCATTGGTAGCGGGGCAGCCGTTCGTTCCTGCATGCGCGATGCTTGACGGGTGCGTTCACTCGGGGCATCCTGCCGCAACGAAAATTTTTCTCCGCTGGTGGAGATGGTGGATGAAGATCGAGGAGATGGTGACGGCCGGGCTCACAGCGGTCGTTTCGCAGGCGCAGGAGCGTGGCCGGGATGTTCACGCCGTGCTGCTCATGATCGACGTTCTCACCGGCGAGCACGCGCTGCAGGGCGTCCCGGCGCAGGGCGATCCGCCCCTCTGCTGCGCTCTCCACACGTTCTTTCACTGGCTGATCCGCCACAACCCGGACCTCGGCCGCCGGCTGCAGCAGGAGCTCGCCGAAATCCTCGACGGCAAACCCGCCGGGGCGCACGTGCACTGATGGCGAAGGACGGCACGATCGGAACCCCGCTGCGCTTCGACGGCGCGCTCTTCCTGCTCTTCCTGGGGCTGCGCCTCGGCCACGTGATCGACTGGAGCTGGCTGTGGGTGTCCGCCCCGCTGTGGGTGCCCTGCATTCTCAGCTTCATCGGGTGGCTGCGCAGGGAGATCGCATCGTGAGAATCCTCATCACGGGCTCGCGGCGGATGAAGGACCCCGGCCCGATCCGGGATGCCTTCTGGGAGTGGCGGGCGGCGTTCGATGAGCTCGAAGGGCCGCCGCTGGCCTCCATCACGGTCGTGCACGGCGCGGGCCCCGGCGATAGCGAGACCGGCGCGCCGGGGTGCGATCAGCTCACCGACGAGTTCTTCCGGAAGCAATTCCCCGAGATCACGGTGGAGCCCCACCCGCCGCTCGAGAGCAAGTTCGGGCGCTGGCCGGGCGCGGGGCCGCGGCGCAACGAGTTCATGGTGGAGCTCGGCGCCGACGTGTGCCTCGCGTTTCCCTGCAGGAGGAGCAAGGGCACGGTGGACTGCTACACGAAGGCGATCCGCGCGGGGATCCCCACGCGCGTCTATCCGGTGCGGCCATGACCTGCGGCTTCGGCGTCGCGATGGCGCTGATCTTCGGCGGGCTGCTCCTGCGGCTCATCTGGCTCGCGGTGCGCGGCGCCGACCCGGATCCGGAGCCCGAGGAGCGGCGCCCGCCGCCGACCCCGATCCGCGCGCCCGAGCGGCTCAGCGGAGAGCGCGTGCGCTTCGAGCGGCCGCGCGCGTTCGACTTCGACAACACGGTCCCGCCCGGCGACTCGCCGCTCACGGCCGAGCGCGTGCGCGCCGCTGCGAAGCGGCTGCGCGAGCAGGAGCCGGACGGGCCGCCGCTCTGGGGCGATGGGCTCGACTGATGTTCACCATCATCGCTGGACTCGAGATCACGTTCGCCATCGTCGTCGCCGCGGTCTCGTTCTATGTGGGCCGCGTGTACGAGCGGTGGAGCTACCGGTTTCATCACACGAAGGAGAGACCCTGACATGGGATGGTTCGGCAAGTCGAAGGTAGGGAAGGCGCTCGCCGGAGCGGCAGGCGCAGTGCAGAAGGACCTCACGGGAAACAAGGATTTCCTGGAGGCAGCGTGTGCGTTCGCGGCGCTCATGGCCGGGGCCGAGGGCGGCGTCTCGCCCGCCGAGAAGCAGATGGCGATCCAGGCGGTGAGTCAGAGTCCCAAGCTCGGCGAGCTATTCGACCGCGCCGAGGTGGAAGCCTGCATGAACAAGATGATCTCGCGCGTGGAGAGCGCGACGGGCCGCTACGCGCTCGAGGGCGAGATGCGCGACATCCTGAAGCAGCCCGACGGAACCGAGATGGCGAAGTACGTCGCCTTCATCGGCTACGACGTGATGATGGCGGACGGCGCCGCAGGCGAGAAGGAGAAGGCGCGCTTCGCGAAGGGCTGCGCGCTGCTCAACCTCGACCCGACCGAGTTCTACGAGTCCTAACGGCGAGCGCTGCCGCGAGTTGAGCGGCCCAGGTCGGCGCCACCTGGCTCGATAACGGCGCTTTCGAATCCCCGGGGCGGGGAGCCTTTCCGCCTTTCTTGGCGTGGGGCGGTCCGCGTAGGCTCCTCGCCCCGGGTGTAGGGGAGAGTCAGTGACTCACTTCGAGCAGGCAGTGGCACTCACTCTGGACTACGAAGGCGAGCAGAGCGACCACCCGCAGGACCCGGGCGGGCTCACGCGCTACGGGATCTCGCAGCGCTGGCATCCGAAGATCGACGTCGCGAAGCTCACGCGCGCGGACGCCATCGTGCTCCTGGAGCAGCTCTACTGGTTCCCGCTGCGCGGCGACCTCCTGCCCTGGCCGCTCGCGGCCGCCGTCTTCGACCACGGCGTCCACAGCGGAGTGCCCACCGCCGCCATGTCGCTCCAGCGCGCGGCGGGCGTGGGCGCCGATGGGGCGATCGGCCCCATCACGCGGGCGGCGATCGAGGCCATCTGGGCCCGGCCGGACGGCGCGCGCCCGTTCCTGGACGACGTCCTGCTGCGTCGCGTCCGCGAGCTCGCCGCGGAGGGAAAGCCCGTCTTCATGCCGGGGTGGATGGCCCGCGTGGCGGATCTGTCGTTCTTCTGCGGCTACGAGCTGCGCGCCGGAATGCGGCTGGCGGCCTGAGCGCGCGGATGGGGTATCCTGGTCGCAGGGCGGGAGTCCTCTCGGGCACACCCCCGGGGGCGGACTCTTCGAGGGTCTCTCCTGACCATGCGTGGGGGTCGCCCCGGGGTAACCCTCCCGCGGGGGACTCTCGCCCTTCCACAAGCCCCTGGGGGGCTCGGCCGATGCCGACCGAGAACGGGACCGGCAACGTCACCATGCTCTGGCGCGTCGTAGGCGTTGCCGCCGCCATCGCCGGCGGCGCTGCGGCGGGACTGGGCAGCGCCATCGTGCGCGAGCCGCAGCAGCAGGCGGTGGCGGCGATCAGCGGCGGCTCGATCGCGCTCGAGTCGCGCGTGCGCGCGAACGCCGAGGAGATCGCCGGCCTGAAGGTCGGGCTCGCCGCGCTGACGGCCCACATTGAGTCGTTGAGCGGGGAGCGCGAGCGGCGCTTTCAGACACTCGAGGGGCGCGTGGATGCGCTCTACGAGCGCGTCCGGATCCTCGACGCGCGGCGCTGAGGGCCCTCGCGGTTCACGCCCGCCTCCGCTGTGGCGGCCCGGGCCGCGAAGCCACCCGGCCGAGAGCTGCCAGGCGAGCCTCGCGCTCCGCGCGGCGGCGCCGCTGCGAGGCCACCTTGGCCGCGACGTCGTAGCGGCGCGGGAAGAGCTCGCGCCAGCGGTCGCGCCACTGCTCGAGCACGGGGCGGGGCCAGAACGTGGTCGACGCCGTCCGCGGCCGGCCGGCCGCGTGCCCCCGCGCCGCGTTCAGGCGCAGGTAGGGCGCCGGGAAGACGCCCTTGCGCAGGAGCGCCCAGATCGTGTCGCTGTGGGCGTAGCCCATCAGAGCGGCCGCTTCCGCGGCGTCGACCAGGCGGTCGGGCGCCAGCTCGGGCGCCCACATGCCGCCGGCCGGGTCGGGCGCTGTCGGCCAGAGGGGCTCGGGCACCAGCAGCAGGTCGAGCTCGAGCCCGCGCTGCTCCGCCAGCACGCCCTCGCGCGCGCAGACGGGGATGAGCTCGGGATGCGTATCGAGGCGCCAGCGCGGCACCACCACGTACCGGACGCTGTCAATCTCCCGACGCGGGTAGTCGTGCTCCGCGTCGAAAATCTGACGCGGGCGGGCGCCGGGCACGGGCGCACCTGAGACGGTGTAGCGCCACACGCCGGCGGAATCCCGCCAGTAGTGGCCATTTCCGTACGTCTCGGTCGCCATCGCCAGCTCCAGTCTAACGAAAATTATTCGTGAGGTTACGCACGCGCCTCGGGTCGCACAGGGGGATCGGGGGGACGGTGTGCTCCTGGATCCAGGCAAAGGCCGCGAGCGCCGCTTGGCGCCGGCTGAGCGCGGGCGGGTCCGGAGGCTCAGTCCCGCCGCAGCAGGAGCAGCGGCCCTGCAGATGGTTCAGGCCGCCCAGAATGGCGCGCGCGGCGCACTCGCGATGCTGCAGGCGGAGCTCCCACGAGCCGTCCGCGCCTTGCGACGGAATCGGGGACTGCTGAACCCCGCTTGGCGTCACAGGCTCCTCGCACCACAGGCACAGATTCCGGTCGCTCACGGCCGTCTCCCTCCGCTCACGGGTTCAGGTCCAGCCACTCGCCGACGATGATGCGCAGGAGGCACGGCGGGAGCGGCGCCACCGTCGGATCCCCGCGCGCGATGCCCTGCAGCCAGGCATCCGGCACGACGGCGACCCCATGGTTCTCGCCCTCGCACTGGCACGAGAACACGTAGTGCGGCCGGTAGGAGTCGAGCTCGATCACCTCGTCGCTCATGCGGCAGCCGGGCGCGGGTACTGCCCCGCCGGATCCCAGAGCGGCCGCGGCCCCGCGCCGGTGTAGCGCTGGGCCCAACCCTCGCGCACCAGCGTCTCGGCGAGATCCACTCCGCCCACGGACAGGTCCCCGTCCCAACGACCTCCGTACTTGTCCACCTCGCCGCGGCTGGCGATCTCGATCTCGGCGCCCGCGAGAAAGCGCAGGGTGCGGTCGGCCGCCCGCTGGCCCATCGAGCGCGTCGGCCCCTCCAGCTCCGGCGTATCGATCCCGGCCACGCGGAAGCGCATCTTCGCGCTGATCCGAAAGCCGAGGTCCACAAGAACGTCCACCGTATCGCCATCGACCACGCGGGCCAGCGTGCCGCGAAAGATCCAGTAGGGCGCGCGGCTCACGGCGCGGTGATCTCCCCCGGCAGCTCGCCGCGCGGGAGGTAGGGCCCGACGCGCACGAGCATGCGCCGGAGCAGCTTCACCGCGCCCGCGCCGGGCTCCTCGCGGTCCTGCTGCTCGGCCTTCTCCATGAGGAGCGGGAGCCCGCCCTCGATGCTCGTCTCGACCTCGGCGCGCGTGGCGGGGCGCCCCTCGCTGAACCACTCCACGCGCTCGGGATCGCCGACCTGCACGAGGAAGCCGGGGCCCGCGCCCGGGTGCGAGGGCACCTTGAAGACCTCCCAGTGCTTCGTAACCCAGATCCCGATCACGCCCGGGTTGCGCTTGGCGCCGTAGCCCGCGGGGGTCTTCGCGAGCTCGCCGTACTCCTCCATCGGATCCCCGCGGCGTCGCGCGCGCGGCTGCGAGAGATGCGGGCAGCCCCGCACCGCGAAGCGGGCGCAGTCCAAATGGTTCGGGGGCTCGCCGTTCGTCCGGTTCACCGCGCACATGGGGCCGAGCACGAAGGCGCCGCGGCTGCCGAGCGGCTCCCCGCACTGCCAGCAGAGGCGGAACTTGATCGCCTGTCGCCACTTGGTGCCATCCATCACGCGGTGGTCTGGCTTGCCATCGATCACCGCCACGAACCAGGGCACGAGAAAGCCGCGCTCATCGACCGGCAGCGCGCGCATGCGCCGCGGGATCTCGAGCGCGCGCATCTTGGCGTTCAGCTCATGCGCAGACATGTCCCCTCCGGACGGCGCGACTCGTCGCCGTCCTCCCACAGGGGGAAGAACTCCAGCGCGTCCCCCTTGATCCCCTGCGTGATGATCCACTCTGTCGGCACGCGCCGCGCCTTGCCGTCTGGCCCGGTTACGCGCTTGTAGCGGCCGAGCGTCTGGCAGAGCTCGCGAAGCTGGTCGCGCTCGGTATTCCAGCGCTGGCGCACCTGCGGGCCGAGCAGCGTCTCGCACGCGCCGCAGTACCGGAAGTATGCGTCGTTCGGGTTGTGCGAGGTGCGCCCGCAGTTCGCGCACCTGATCGAGCGGCCGTCCGGCGCAATGTCGTACCAGTAGCCGGGCCCGAGCGGCGGGTGAATCGGCGGGGTGTCGCTCATGGCTTCTGCTTCGGCGCCACGCAGATGATGCCGCCCTGAAAGTCGCGCGGGTCCAGTGGCACGCTCGATCCGTCCGCGCGGTGCTCGCGCCAGCCGTCCAGCTTCAGGCGCAGCATCGGCTCCGTGGGCATGGGCGGATCGCCGGGGCCGCCCTGCTCGTGGAGCGTGCCGTCCGCGCGCAGGAGGAGCCAGCCTTGCGTGATGGGGTCCCAAAGCCAGCGCGGGAAGGGGCCGGCGCGGCTCACAGGTGGCCCAGGCAGCCGTGGAGGTGCATCCCGAACCCGCCGCAGAGCGGGCACGGGGCAATCTTGGTCGCCGCGCCGCCCTTGGCGAAGGCGCGCAGCGTCTCCACCGCGCCGGCGAAGCTGCGCACCTTGGGGTGCTCCCATGAGTTGCCCTGAAAGCTCTGGCCGCCTTCCGCCGCGCGCTGGCGCACGTTGTAGACGAAATCCGCCAGGTGATGCTCCTCGAGCAGCACGCGGATCGCCGCGCGGGCGGCCGCCACGTCGCGCTCGCAGACGTGCTCCCCGCCGCAGGCGCACGCGGCATCGGCGACGGCGATTACCGCGGTGATATCTGCCGCAGTGCGCTCGGCCGCATCGGCATCCATCGGGCCGCTGCCGCCGGGCTGCGGGAGCTCCTCGGCGAAGTCGCGCAGCCGCTCGGCCGCCGCCCATGCGGCGCGAACGTCCGCGCTCATGGCATCACGGCGCTGGGCGCCGCCACTGCTGCGAGTTGCTCGGCGAGCCGCTCGGTCTCCGCGCGCACGTAGGCCATGTCGCGATAGACCTCCTGCCACTGCGGATCCAAATTGTCGCGCGGCGGCAGGTCGTGCTCCTCGCGGAACTTGACCATCTGCGGAATCAGGTCCAGGAAGTGCGCGCAGTCGAAGCCAAACCACCACACGTCCGCCGGCTCGCCGGGCTTGGGCACGTGGCAGATGTTGCCGAAGCATGCGCCGGAGTAGGTGAGTCCGCCGTGCACGCGGGCGATCGACTCGGGTCGCCGCTCGCAGTCGTGCCAGCCGTTCTCATCATTCGTGTGCAGGAGATCGGCAGGCGTGAGGCAGGCGTTGTACTCGATCCCGTGCCATGGATGCCCGGGCGGCACCGCGGCATAGCCGCACCACGCGCCCATGGAGTTGCGCCGCAGCAGGCAGGGCAGGCCCGCATGCTCGAAGTCCACTCGGTCGGGCTCATCCCGCCATGGGCCATCGCCCCATTTGGAGCGGTCGAAGGTCTCGATTTCGACCTGTTCGGACATTCTCGGTCTCTCCTGTTGCGTGTGCGGACGCCCCGTATGGTCGCTCACGGCGCGCCGCACACGCAACACCCCTGGAGAAATCTACTGCTGATCGGCGAACGTCGCCGAGACGATCAGAAAAATCGCGATGGCGGCCCACACGGACATGACGTCACCTTCCTTCCTGGAGCGCGCGCGCTCCGCTCGCGAGCCCGGGCGCATCGGGCGCCGGATCCTTCCAGGCCCACAGGACGCGCGGCCGCTGCAAGTCCCGGGCAGGGATGTTCGGATGGAAGCCGTAGCCGCCGTGCATCTCGATCTCCCACCCGTGGGAGGTTAGATGCACGATGAAGACCCCCGCGTCTCCGTGCGAGTAGCTGGGGTCGCGCGCAGCCTTGAGGCCGTCCGCGGGCGCATTCCACACGCCGAGCGAGAGATTACCGTCGAGTTTCGTGTGGCAGATGCCGATGAAACGCGCGGTGGTGTAGCTGAGATCCGCGCCGCGCGTCCGCATGAGCTCGAAGGTCTCGCGCAGCAGGGACTGAACATCGCTGCCGCTCCAGTGCAGGTAAACGGCGGGCGAGAGCTCGGCGCCATCCTTCGGCGCGTAGAAATGCACGATCGCTCGGTCTCCCATGATGGGGTCTCTCCTGTTGTGGGGGTAGCGGGTGAATCCGCAGAAACGAGCCTCGCACGGGCGGAGAGACGCGGCCGTGCGCGTCTTCGGCAGCGTGCGGCCGTTGTCCGTGCGCGCCACAAGGAATCGAGTCGGCCGGCTGCCGTAGCTGCGCGTCACTGTATCGGCGTAGGGAAGCGGCTTGCGCTCGGCAAGCACGCGCACGCGCACAATCTCCGAGCCGATTTTGGTTTCGTAGGTTCCGCCGATTTTCACGTCCGAAATCTTCATGAAGGTCTCTCCTGTAGGGGTATCTGCCGACCGCGCCACTGCGCGGTTTCGTCCTACCGGACTCGTCAGGGCAGAGGCGTCGTTACGCCGTGGTGATGGCAGCGCGCATCGCCATCGCCGAGCAGCAGCGCCGGCTCGTGGCACGTTGCGCAGCGTGCCGAGGTGCCCGGCACCGCATCGAAGATTGCGCGCAGCTCGCGCACCGCGGCGTCACAGGGGCGGAAGACTCCCGCGCGCTCGACACCCGCAGCCCACGCTGCATCGTCGGTGCGTAGCGACGCCTCAAGCATCGCTTGCAGGGTGACCGCGGCGACCGAGAGCAGGGACTCGAGATATTCGATCCGCTGCTTTGCGCTGTCGCGGTTCGGGTCGCCTTCCAGGACGGCAGCGACGCGCTCCGCATCGTCGCGCCGCGCGCTCCAGTGGACGCGTCGGCGCTGGTGATGCAGATCCATCACGCCGAAGCCGTTTCCGCTCTCGAAGACCTCGTAGCGCACGGCGGTCAGTACCGGTTGCGGCAGACGGCGCGGCCGCTCGTGAGCATGGAGCGCAGCGTCCCGAGCTCTCGGGACACCTGGACCCGGCCGATCGCTCGGCCGAGCTCGAAGGCAATGGCCACGCTCGCGAGGAGCGCAGCCGCAAGGGCAACCTGAATCGTCATCGGGGTCTCTCCTGTGGGGTTCGAGGCTTGAAGCGCTCGCAAGCGCCCTCGGATCGCGCCGAGAACGCTGGTGAATGCTTCAGATCCAAAACGAGCGGTAGGTGGGCTCCTCCACCACGTACATCGAAGGCTTGCCTTCGATGGCGCGATCGAGCGTGTGCACGTAACCGGGCCACTTGCTCGGCAGACGCTGGGCCCAGCGCACCTCGGCGTCGCAGGGTTCGTACCGCTCGAGATGGCGGAACATCAGCAGCGTGCCCGGAGGAAAGCCGCCCTCGGGCGCCTTGATTCCGCCCTCGCGGAACCATTCGGCGACCGCGGCCGCGTGCTCCTCCCGGGCGAGCCACACGGAATGCGTCGTGAGCGGACCGGCGAACATCGCGACGAACTCGAGTTTGATTCCGCGCGCCATCGCCTGGGTCTGCGCAGCCTTGGGCTCGCCTTTCACGTAAATCCGGATCATTGGGGTCTCTCCTTTGGGGTTTCGAGCTCAGCGGCGCTCGCGCGCGCCCCGCATCCGTGTGCGAAGCGCGCGTCAGGACCGCTGCTCAGGGCTTGAAGGGAAAATCACCCGGAGTCGTCGGAGTGCCGCGCTTCGCTCTGCTCCGCGAAGCCGCACGGGAGGACGCGCCGAAGCGCCTCTGAATCCCTCTGGCAGGCCCTCGGAGCGCTCCGGGTCGCTCCGCACACCGCACTGGCCGGTCCGTTTCTCGCGGCGAGGTCTCTTGAGTGCCGCTCCGTTCCGACAAGTTCATTATCCCACAAGCCGTTTCAGACAAAACGGTCAATCGAGCAGAATTGGGGTGTTTTACCCGCACTGCGCACGCAGCAGGAGCGCAACTCGCCCCATGCTGCGGAATGCCCGCACCGAAGCTGCCGCCGACCTGCCGACCGCGCTGGACTCCGGGTCCGAGGAGACGCGCCCTCGGACGGGGGGATATCCCCATGCGACAGCGGTCGCTCTGGCGAGGATTACGATTCCGTCATCTTCGAGCCGGCTCGGGACCGGGGGCGTCCTGCCCTGCTCAGGTAGGGAGGTGGGGCGCGGTCACCCCTGACAGAAACGGCAGGGGAGGGAGGGGAGGATGGCCGCGGCCGCTGCAGCGTCCCACACACGCGGGCCCGCTTCCCCCCAGATCCTGCCGCCGCGCTGCGCTCGAGCTGCCGGTCCTACTGCCCTGTGGGCAGCGGTTCAGGGGCAGGCGCCACCCTGTAAGTCCGCGTGGTTACAGGCGAAGTTGCACATGGCGGTGACGCGCCCTGACGTCACCGCATGCGCAGTACGCACGCACGTGCGCGTCCGCCGCGCGCTCGCTGCCGCCGCGCTGCGCATCGACTGCGCGTGAGCTGCGCACGCAGCCGACCGGCAGGCCGATGGCATCACCCCCCGCCGACCCGATGGCGGGTTCCCATTTCCCGCCTCAACTCCCGGCCTCGCGGGCCCCCTGAGTGGAAATCCCAGCGGGGCGCTCGGCACTGCAGCGTTCCAGACGGCGCGGCGCCCCGTCGTTCACGCGCAGCGACTCCCGCGCACGAAAGCCACAGGCGTACCTGGGTTCTGGTAGCAGGGCCGCGGCCGCCAGCGTGGGCACCCCGGACGCGCGGCCCGCGGAGCCGCAGTCAGACGTCGTAGTCGTCGAAGAGCGGGTCGAAGTCGGCGGCGATGGGGCAGGTGGCCCAGGCGTCGCCAGGGAAAGCGGGCCGGGGAAGGCCGCCGCGCGAGGGCAGTGGACGAAGCGCCTGACGGCGCGCGGGGGCTACGCTTCGTCGCCGCTTCCGCGGCTCCCCGCTGGCTTGTATCGGGAAGCCGGGGTGGTGCATCGCTCCCCTCGCTGGTAACAAATCGGTCTAAGACGTGTCAAATCGCTTTTCGCAAGGTGTTGGAGTTGCGGGGGATTTCGGCGCGTTTTTCGCGTTTTCGGATATGTTCATGGGCTTTTTCACTTCCGCACTTCGGTCAAGGCGTTTTTGCGTCGTCGGCCCGTAACATTTCTCGGCGTATGGGTTTTCGGACACGGCGCAAGATTAAAAGGGGAGCATGGGTGCACGGGGCCACATTGTGCGCACGAGAGGATTTCGTGTATCACAGGGCCCGCGGCCGAGAGAGGCCGGGCCGCAACGCAGCGGGAGGGTGAAATGCTCAAGCATCTGCGGATCGATCCGGACCTCGGCATCGCGCAGCTCGTGATCGTGCTCTCGAAGGAGAACCTCGAGAGGCTGGCGGACCAGCCCATCGCGTTCTCCCCTCGGCGGGATCTCGCCCCGTTCTACCTCGAGCATAACGGCGAGCGGCTCGAGCTCGCGGCGGTCGCGATCACGCTGGGGGGAGAGACGAACGAGGAGCTCCGCGAGGGGGTGGGGCTGCCCCCGCTGCCCTTTGCCCTCGGAGACCGCGTGCGGATCCCGGGCGATCTCTCGGGCGAGGTGCGCGCGGTCTTCGGGAGCGAGTCGTCCGGCTGGAACCTCTCGGTGCAGCTCGACGGCGGCGAGGACCTCGTGGACGTGGCGGCCACCGCGGTGGAGCGCGTGCAGTGAAGATCGCGATCGCCATCGCGCTCGCGTGCTCCGCCGCAACCCTCCTGCTCCAGATCGACTCCTGGCGCCAGACGCGGCGCGCCTACCGGATGGCGCTCGCGCAAAGCCGCCGCATCGGCGCCGAGCTCGCCGAGATCGAGGCGGCGCGCAAAGGGGGCGCCCAGTGACCGGCGAGCGGCCGGTTCCGCGCACGCCGATCGAGACGGCGCTCGCCCGCTACACGCAGCTCACGCGCGAGATCAGCGACGCCGGCGTGCGCACGATCGGGCCCACGCTCACCGCTGCCGTCCTCGAGTTCGCCGCGAAAGCGGTCGAGCTGCGCGCAAAGCTCGACAGCAAGTGGAAGCCCGAGGAGTCGGCCGAGTGGCGCCGCGCGCTCCAGGACTCGCTCGACCAGCTCGAGGCGCGCTGGCGCGCTCGCCGCGGGATGATCGTCACGCCGCCCGGCACGGAGAAGCCGTCGTGAGCCGCTTCGGTCGCCGCCCCTCGCCGCCCGGTCGCCCGCCGCAGCGGCCAATCCCGAACACGAACGAGATCACGACGTTCTTTCACTGCGCGAAGTGCACGCCCGCCAAGCCGCCGCAGGTCTCGCCGCGGCAGTGGGCGCACCTCGAGATCGGCTTCACGCCGCTCGGCCTTCAGGTCTGGTGCGTGCGCTGCGAGTGCAACGTGTGCCATGTCGATTTCCAGGGCCAGCGCCACCCGGCCAACACCGGCCGCCGCCCGGAGCCCGGCGAGGAGAAGCCGTCATGAAGGCCGAGGAGGGATACGAACTCGCGCTGCTCGCGTTCAAGGCCGTGCAGGACGCGAGCCCCGAGCCGCTCGACATTCTGATCCTGATAACCGGCGGCGGGGATGAGATCAGCTCCAGCTCGCAGCTACGCCACTCGAGGCCGAGCAATGAGGGCGACCAGCTCCGCCAGATGCTGCGCCTGCACTGCAGCGCGCTCGCGATGATCGTCGCTCGCTGCACCGAGCCCGAGGGGCTGCTCGATGAGATCACGAGCGTGATCCGCACCGAGTCGAAGCTCCAGGGGATCCCGTCATGAGCGAGCGCGCGTGCGGCGAGTGCCAGCTCTGCTGCGAGCTCCTCGCGGTGAAGGAACGCGGCCACCTCCCGAGCGGCGAGCCCTACGCCTTCAACAAGCCCACCCGAACGCGCTGCGCGCATCAGTGCGCCTCGGGCTGCGCGATCTACGACGACGAGCGCCTGCCGCTCTCCTGCCGCGCCTTCGAGTGCGAGTGGCTGCTCGGGAATTTCCGCGAGTCGGATCGCCCGGACCGCTCGGGCGTCGTGGTGAGCTTCCGCGTGGACCGCAACGGCAGCACCCGCGCCTGCGTCTACGGCGTGAAGTACTCGGTCGATGGCAGCGAGATCCGGCTCGATCTGCGCAACTCCGGAGCCTCACGCACGGTCGGCGCGCTCAAGGCGCTGCCGGGCCTGCACTGGATCCACTTCGTGGACGTCGAGCTCGAGCCGGGCGTGGACCTCGCCTTCCGGCGCACGGGCCGCGGCCCGACCGCGTGGAGCGGCGCCCGCTGCACGTGGGGCCGCGAGCTCGACTGGGTGGATGGCGACGCCGAGCGGGCGCTCGCCCGCGAGTTCTTCGGCGACGAAACTCCGCCGCACCGCTTCCGTCGCTATTTGAACAGACTTACCGCCGAGGAGCGCGCGCTGATGCAAGTGAGGCTCGACGACGTGAGAGAGAGCCGGAGGTCCTCATGACCGCGCCCGCAGCCGAGAAGCCGCAGCTCGCGGTAGCGATCATGCGCACCGGGCCGCAAACCGTACGGCTCACCTTCAGCCAAAGCATCACGTGGATGGACCTGAATCCGGAGCAGGCCGCCGCGCTTGCGATGGCGCTCGCGCACTTCGTCGATTCGGTGCCGGATGACGCGGAGATCCCGTCGTGAGCACCACGGAGAAGCCATGAAGAAGAAGCTCAAGATCGCGCCCGAGAAGAAGCTCTATAGCGTCGGCTCGGGCCCGCACTGGAAAGAGGCAAACGTGCTGCGCCGTCAGCTCGGCTGCCATGCGATTCTCCTCGCTGTCGTGGACGAGAAGGGCGGCGTGCACGTCACCGGCCAGACGGAGCCGCAAAGCATCGGCCTCCTCGGAGCCGCGAGCATCGCGCTCCAGGAGCTCGCGCACCGCATCCAGCACCTCGCGATGGCGCCCGAGCACTGGCAGGCCGAGGAGATGAGCGACGTGCGCTCGCGCAAGCCCCCGGAGGGCACCGACGGCGAGAAGTACCCCTCGCTGGCCGGAATCGAGCCCAGCATCATCGCGCAGGCAGCGATGCATCTCTCGCCCGAAGACTGGAAGATCGAACCACCCGATGAGGAGCAGCCGTCGTGAAGTCGCCCCCGCCAAAGCTCGGATCGACCGGAGATTTCCCGCGCGGAAAGATGCGCCCCGACGACCGCGGCGGCCTCAAGCTCGCCATCCTCGAGAAGGAAGGCAAGGTCGTCCTCGCGTTCGGCACCGAGGTGTCGTGGATCGGCTTTGACCCGGAGCAGGCCGAATCGATCGCGGACGGACTGCGCGAGGCGGCCGCGCGCGCCCGCGCCCGGAGGGCGTCATGACCCGCGTGAAGGCGACATTCAGCTCCGCCGATGGGGCCTCGGAAGGGATTCTGCCGGAGCGCGCGCTCCAAATGATCCTCGGCGGGGAGTCTGCGGCAGCCGCGAACGAGCGGCTCTCCCGCGCGGCGCTCGAAGCCTGGATCTGCGAGCCACTGCCCGAGGGTAAGGCGGAGACGTACAACGAAGCGGCGCGCATCGTCGCTCAGGGGATGCTGCTCTTCACGCGCAAGCACCCCGAGCTCGACGTGCGCCCGCTCGCGATCGATCCCTTCATGAAGCGCTGGGAGGAGCTCGAGCCGGAGCAATACCGCCAGGTGATGGAGCGCTCGCGGGAGCCGACGGCATTTCAGGCCGGCTGGGCGTACAACGCAGTGCGTTCGATTCTTGGCTTCATGCCTTCAGGCAACCCCGCGCTCGCGGAGTTTGGGCCCGAGGAGGATCTCGATGGCGGCGAGTGAGATGGATGCCCTCCGGGGCGCTCAGCGGACAGCCGAGCGCGCGCTCGAGGACATGGCCCGCGTGCGGGATGAGCTGCCCGGCCTTTGCGCGGCGATGCTCTCGCTCATGATCTCCGTGCACGGTCCGGAGGCATCGGCGCTCTGGCTGCGCAAGCGCGCGGACGAGATCGAGCAGGAAGCCCGCGCGCACGGACTGTGGGGAGGCAGCGAGCTCATCGCTCGGCTCAGGCAGCTCGCCGACGAAGCGTGATTTTGCGCCCCGGGGGCGGGACGCTTGCTCCGGGTCCCCCCGACCTCTGACGGTATCCCGCCCCCGGGGCGCTTTTTCAGGAGGAAATGGTTTGAGACACCTCGAGTACGACTCCAAACGACACCCCGAGATCGGGATCTACCGCTCGTCGGTCCGCGAGGCATGGCGCGCGTTCTTCGCCCGCCGCTACGAGCGGCGCGACGCGACGTTCGCGGATTCCGAGCACGGCGGCCGAGAGGGAGCGCTGCGGGCCGCGCTGCGCTGGCGGCGGCGGCTCGAGCGGGAGCACGGCGGCCGCAGCCGCGGCTGGTGGCTGGGCCCGGACCGCGCGGGAGGAATCTACGAGAGCGAGCGCGATGGCCGCTTCTACGCGCACCTCACGTTCATGGGTGACACGCTGCGCGCGAGCTGGAGCATCAACCTGCACGGGAGGGCCGGCGCGTACAAGCTCGCCGAGGCGGAGCTCGCGAAGTGGCGCCGCCAGGTGCGGCGGATCTACAGCTCGGTCGTGCGCGACCTGCGAAGGAAGGCGGCGTGACAAACGAGCAGCAGGCCATCGTCAACAAGACGATTTCCGAGAAGACGTTCCGCCTGATGATCGCGGCCTTCGGGGAGGAACTCGAGGGTCTCACCGCGATCCTGATGATCGGCACGCTCGAGGCGGGCGTGTCGATCGAGCTCGGCTCGCCGCACGATGCGCGCCGCGCCCGCCGCGATGCCGTGCAGATCCTGGCGCGCGGAATCGTGAAATTCATGGCGGAAGACCCAAGCCAGGCCGCCGAGCTCGCGAAGCTCGCAGAGGAGTCACTCAAGACATGTCCGACCTAGCCGAGATTCAGCCAGCTCCGGAGTCGAAGTTCCCCACCTACCGCGAGGCGCACCTCAAGTGGGAGAAGGAATACGCGCAGGGAGTGCTCAGCGCCGCCGGCGGCAACAAGTCGCTCGCGGCGCGCATGGCGGGCAAGGACCGCCGCACGTTCTACGACCTGCTCCGGCGCGCCGGGCTCTTCGGCGCCGAGGGATGAGCGATGCCGATGGATCTCAAGCGGGAGATGGAAGAGGCGAAGAAGCGCGGCGATGAGCGGATCCGCGGAACGACACGGCTGCGCGCGTACACGCTCGACGGGCAGGTCGCCTTCGAAGTCGGCGTTCAGCCGGGCAACAAGCCGCACGATCAAATCCGCACAATCAGCGGCGCTCAGGCGCTCGAGGCGCGCCGGCTCGGGTTCCAGAGCGTGGACGATTGCGACCGTGCCGGGCGCAGCGATCTCGTCCGATGCTTCCTCTACGACCCGATGCACCCGCCATGTTACCGCGAGGTGCGCGGCGGACACGATCGCTACCCGAACGATGCCATCGATGAGCAGTTCGCGATGGATTTCCGCGACTATCCCTGGCTGCAGGATGAGATGCAGGAAATCCTGAAGGTCTTCCCGGACGAGGAGATCGCACCCTTCGAAGCGGTCGTCCTGGCCTGGCTGCGCCGCGAATTCGCGGCGCAGGTGAAGCCCGAGGATGCCGGGCCGCGCTTCGAGAAAATGCTCAAGGACACCGGCTTCGCGACGCGCTTCTCGCCGCGGCGAGTCGCCGACCACGTCGCGCGCATGCCGGCGCTCCAGAAGCGCTACGAGGAGCTGAAGGCAAAGCAGGCAGCGAAGCCGTGACCAGCGGCGAGCGCGAGATCCTCGCCATGTGGGTCGTCTATGAGCGGCCCAGAGACTTCCCGCACAGCTTCGTGATCCGCCGCCGCATGATCTGCACGGACGGCCGCGAACTCGTCGATCCGGTGCCGCTCGCGGTGGGCCCGACGCTCGAAGCCGTCCGGCGCGCGCTCCCGCCCGGCCTTCACCGGATGCCGCGCCACCCGCTCGACGAGCCGCAGATCGCGGAGGTCTGGCTCTAGGCCCAGTCCTCCGCCGCGCTCTCCTCAGAGAGCAGCTCCTCCGCCGCCACCGGCTCCGCCGGCGCCCGCTCGGGCTCCGGCGCGGCCGGCCGCGCGGCCCCCGCTCCGCCGGCCCGCCGCCGCTGCTCGAGCGCAGCGCGCAGCCGCGGCGAGAGCGGAACCTCCTGGTACGCCCGCCCGACCGCGATCCGCCACACCATGTTGACCGAGCACGGGTAGGGGAGGCTGGCGAGAATGTCCTCGCGTGTCTTTCCGTCGAGCAGGTACCCCTCCCGAATGAAGTTCACCCACTCGTCGCTGTAGCGGTGACGTCTGCGGTTGACTCCCCTCAGCTCTTCGAGCGCCTCCCGTTCATTTCCTTGTGTATCAGCGGACGAATGGACTTCTGGCACTTGTTTTACCTATAACGCAACTGAATGCGCTGATCTTTCGCGGAGATTGTACCGATTGAACAGGAAAACTTGACAACCTTCGGGCGTAGATTTCCACTAGCTGCGTATGCGCGCGGGGGGCAAAAAGCGGGACTGGGCCGCGCTCGAGGGAAAGCTCGTGCCGCCGGACCGCTGGCACGACTTCACCCTGAACGAACGAAGAATTTTCGTATTGCTGAGGGGGGTTTCACCCCCGCTCGCCGTGCGTGAGATCGCGGACGAGCTGGACCTCACGGCTGCCGAGGTCCAGGAGATGATCGACCGGCGCGAGATGCGCACGACGAAGCCCGCGGCGCGGGTGGCCGTCGGCTCGATGCTCAAGCTCATCGAGACGGCCGCCGAGAAGGTGCTCCAGGCGATCGACCAGCGGCGCGTAGACGGCGCCGACCTGAAGAGCCTCTCGACGGCGCTGCGCGACCTCATCAACGCCCGGGCGCTGCTGCTCGGCGAGCCCACGCAGATCGTCGGGAGCGCTCACCGCCAGCAGATGAACGACCTCGCGACGATGCTGCTCGCGGAGGCGCGCCGCCGCGGGATCTCGATCGCGCAGGATCCGGCCACGGGCGCGATCGTCACCCGCCGCCCCGTCACGATCGACGCGCAGGGCCGGCCGGCGTGACGAACTCGCCGCTCCCCGAGCTCACCGAGAGCGACGTGCGCGCGATGCCCGCCGACGCGCTGCGCCTGCTCATGGTGGACGTGATCGGCGCGCAGCAGGTGGACCGGAAGGAGAACCAGCTCCTCTACTACAAGCCGGCGAGCGAGGCCGTGCTCGGGATCCACCGCAGCAACGCGAAGCTGCTCGGGATCGGCGGCGGCAACGGCTCGAGCAAGACGAGCAGCGCGCTCGTCGAGCTCATCACGTGCGCGACCGGCGTCGTGCCCTACTCGCTGCGCGGCGTGACCGACTGGTCGAAGAAGCTGCGCGGTCCGATCCGCTGCCGCATCGTCGTCGAAGACCTCACGACCCACCTCGAGCCCATCATGCTCCCGTTCCTGCGCTGGTACCACTGGAGCGGCGTGGACCGCGATGGCGGCGACCGCGGTCACTGGGGCTGGATCCCGCGAAACTGCCTGATCGACGGCGACTGGGATCGCTCCTGGGACGGGAAAAACCGCATGCTGCGGGTCTACTACCGCAACCCGGACAACCCGGAGGAGATCCAGGGCGAGAGCTTCATCGTCTTCAACTCCTACGACCAGCGCGCGAAGAACATGGCGTCGGGCGACTACCACATCGTGCTGCTCGACGAGCCTCCGCCGCTCTCCGTCTTCCGCGAGAACCAGGCGCGCACGATGCGCGTGAACGGCCGCATCATCCTTGCGATGACGTGGCCGGACGACCCGTCATTCAATGTCGATTGGCTCTTCGACGAGGTCTACGAGCCCGCGCGTCCGGGTCCGCGCAAGGACCCGATGATCGACTGGGTCGAGATTTCGAGCCGCGAAAACCGCTTCATCATGACCGAGTCGATCGAGTGGCAGTCGGCGCACTTCGACGCGCGCACGCGCGCCACGCGCATCGAGGGCAAGCCGATCCGCTTCGCGAACCGCATCCACGAGCTCTTCTGCGACGAGCCCGAGTTCTGGTGCTTCGCCTGCGGCCAGCGCGTGCTCCTGCTCAACGACAAGCCGCCGACCTGCCGCGAGTGCGAGGGGACGGACGTCTCCAGCTTCTGCCACGTGCGCGAGTTCGAGCTCGAGCACTCCTGGCCGGTGATCTGGGTGGTGGACCCGCACCCGCGCAAGCCCCACATGAGCATCTACGTCGCGGTGAGCCCGACGGGCGAGCTCTGGCAGGTGGGCGAGGTCGAGGCGGCCGTGGACCCGAGCGCGCTGCGGATCCAGTGCGAGGACTTCGAGTCCGAGTTCGGGCTCGACGTGCGCCTGCGGCTCATGGACCCGCGCATGGGCGGCCAGCCGGCGGACGCCAAGCGCGAGCGCACCTGGATCGAGGAGTTCGCGCACGCCGGGCTCGTCTGCCTCCCGGCGGATCCGTCCGACGTCGGCCGCGGCCTCTTCAACGAGTACCTCAAGCCCGACCCCGAGACGCGGCGGCCGCGCGTCGTGATCCACGAGCGCTGCCCGAAGACGATCCTGCAGCTCAAGCGCTTCATGTGGGCGGACTGGAAGGACTCAGACGACAAGGCGCAGAAGCAGACGCCCAAGGCGAAATACGACGATTACCCGGCCTGCTGGCGCTACGTGCTCAACGAGCGGCCGGACTTCGACCGCCTGATCTACGGCTACCGCACGCTCGCGGCCTCACGCCGCTCGAGCCGCGGGCCGCGGCGGCCGCGCGAGGGTCGCGTGCGCCGCTGGGCGCGCACGTACCGCTAAAACAAGCGGGGCCCCAGGAACCTCCTGGAGCCCCTCGGTATTCGGCGAGGTTATGGCCAGCGCAGGGAGGATACCAAAGTGGCGATGACGAAGAAGAAGGGGCCGCTCGCGAAGGGCCCGAAGAAGGGCTCCACGAAGAAGAAGATCGTGGGCGGTGACGTGAAGACGAAGAACGGGGTGAGCTGGTGAAGGGCGCGGCCGCCCGGCGCACGGATATGGCGAAGCGCCGCAAGGAGCGCCAGCGCTATATCCCGGACCCGCCCGCGCCTCCGCCGCCGCCCAAGGGCAAGCGCGGCAGCGCGGCGAAAACCGTGATCCCCCGCACGAAAGAGCCGCTCAAGGCCACGCGCAAGGTGAAAGGCTGACGCTGATATGGCTGCGCCCCTCCTCGTCGAGCCCGTCCCGATCGATGAAGCGACGCTTGGCCGCGACCAACCACTCACGCGCAAGCGCAAGCGGCCCGATCCGCTGAGCCTGAGCGACGAGGAGCGGCTTGCGGTCGTGGCGCGCGTGAAGCGCTTCGCGAGCGAAGACGAGGAGGCGCGCAACACCGACCGCCGATACCGCGAGCAGCGCTACGCGAAGCTCATGCAATGGGCGGAGGAACGCGATATCCCCTGGGAGGGATGCACGAACGTCACCTTGCCGGACATCATGACCGCGTGCCTGCGCACTGAGGACACGCTGGCGAACGCCTGTCTCGCGGTCCGCCCGATGGTGAACGCGCGCGCGCTCGATCAGACGAATAGCGAGAAAGAGCGCAAGATCGACCAGCTCCTCGACACCCAGTTCTTCGTGGAGCAGCCGGGCGAGAAGTTTCTCGAGGGCTCGATTGCCGACTACGTGCGCGACGGCACAGTGACGGCGTACTCGCGCTGGATCACCGAGCAGCGCGAGATCATGCAGGTGCACGAGTTCGACCCGATTCCGCTGAATCAGGTTCCCGGCCGCTACTTCGAGCGCCTGATGCAGCACCGCTTCCGCACCGAGCAGATGAAGAAGCTCGACCCGGAGGGCTGGGACTGGGCGGTGCGCGACCTCGACGGGAACGACCTGGAGGTCCGCTTCTACACCGACGATGAGACCGACCGCGTCGAGATGGAGATCAGCGGAAACATCAAAGTGTATGACGGGCCGCGGAACATGGCGGTGCCGTACGAGGGCGTTTTGCACCCGTACTGGTGCGAGAACCTGCAGGCGCCCTCGCCGAGCAATCCGAACGGCGCAGCCTACGTCGTGCTCGTGGATCGGCCGACGATCGACGAGGTCCGCCGGCTCATCGACGACGGCGTCTATAACCTGATCGAGGCGAAGGACATCGAGGACCGCATCTCGCCGACGCCCATGGCCGCGCCCGAGCGCAGCCTCGAGCGGCAGCGCGACACGATGCGCGGCTTCACCGACTCGCGAAGCGCGCCGCACGACGAGGCGCGCAACCACGGCCAAATCCTTCGGTACACCTGCTTCGACGTCTGGGCGAAGGGCGGCGCGGGGAGATCCATCGACGTCGTGTGGACGGTGCTCCCGGAGCTCGATCTGCTGGCACGTGCCCGGCCGCTCAGTGAGATGGTGCCGGGGAACCCGCCGCGCCGCCCCTTCGCTGAGGCCGTCTTCATTCCCGTGCAGGGGCGCCGGATCGGGATCGGGCTTCCCGAGCTCATGGAAGGGCTGCACGACTTCAAGACGCACGTCTTCAACCAGATGGGCGATGCGGCGGACATCGAGATTCAGCCGTTCTTCACCTACAAGCCGACCGCGGCGATGAACCCCGAGCGGTACGAGATTTTCCCGGGCGCGGGGATCCCGCAGCAGAATCCGGGCGACGTCACCTTCGGCCGCGTGCAGCCGACCGCCACTGCCATCGCGATCAACGAGGTGAGCCTCGCCGATCAGATGGAAGAGAAACTCACGGCCATCGGCGACCTTCAGTTCGGCCGGATCCCGACGGGCAAGAGCAGCGCGCTGCGCACCGCCGGCGGCGTGACGCAGCTCTTGGCGCAGGGCGAGGCGCGGCCGGAGCGCATCCTGCGGCGCTTCTTCCTCATGCTCCGCGATCTCTTCTCGCTCATGTATCAGCTCGACCGCGGCTTCCTCGACGAGAAGAAGCGCTTCCGCGTGATCGGCATCGCCGAGCCGAGCGAGGACCCGTTCGTCGAGATCGACAAGCGCGAGGACCTCTCCGGGCAGTACACGTTCGATTTTCAGGCGAACGTGCTCAATACGAGCAAGGCCGCGCTGCAGCAGAGCCTGAGCGAGATCATCACGCTCCTCCTGAATCCCCTGATGGTGCAGCTCGGCGTCACCGACTCGGACAAGCTCTACCGGGCGCTCTCCGACTACATCCGCTCGCTCGGCCAGCGGCCCGAGAACTACGTGCACGCGCCTGGGCCGGACTCGCGGCTCCCGCTGCTCACCGCGGCCGAGGCCATGTCGTTCATCCTGCGCGGCGAGTTCCCGATCGGCGTGCCTGCCGAAGCGACTGCCCAGGACCATCTTGCCGGGCTCCAGGAGCTCCTCGGCCGCACTGATGCCGAGGGCGTGGCGCTTGGCCAAACGCTCGAGCCGTTCCACCAGCAGCTCCTCTCGGCCTACGTGCAGGCGATCCAGCAGCGCGCGCAGATCGAGCAGCAGATGCAGGCGCAGCAAGCGCAGATGGAGCAGCTCTACAACCAGCGCCAGGCGGAGCAGCAGAAGACGAATCCCCTGGCTCAGGCCAAGCCGCAAGGGAGCGGCTTCGTGGGAAAGGGGGAACCGATGGATGAGTCGATGCCCGCGGGTACGGGGACGCCGCAGTGACACCAGGCCAGCACGACTTCGCCTGTATGGAGTGCCTGCGCTGTATCCACTGTAACGCCAGGATGGGCGAGCTGCTGACGACGCACGCGCCCTGCCCGGGTGGCAGCCGGTCGCACCCGCACCCGCTGCCTGAGCGCGCTGGGCGCAGCCGCGTGCCGTATGCCCCCGCCTGGGCGCGGCCGCTCGCGCCGGCGCCCGCCGCATGACGATCGACCGCAAGAGCTGGGACGCGCGGCTCGGGCTGGAGAACTCCGCCCGCGATGCGGAGCGCCGCGCCGCGGCCGCACTCCAGCGCCTGCGCCAGGCCGCCGTGCCGCTCGAGCGGCTCACCGGGCACGAGGCGTGGGACACGTTCCTGCGCCTCGGCGAGCAGAAGCAGGAGACGGACCGCAGCGAGCTCGCCGCCGTGCGCGAGCGGCTCGCCGGTCTCGGCTTCCTTTCCGAGGCGGAACTCGCCCGCCTACGATGGCAAGCTGCGATCCTGCAGGCCGCGATTGTCGCCCGCCAAGAGATCCTCGACCTCCCCCGCGCCATCCTTCAGTCACTTCAGCAGGTGTCCGAACTCAACCAGACTCAGTAACTCAGACACTCAAGATATCGGAATCGCTACGGATTGAGCTTGTCACTCCGGGGTGTGTGCTGTATGTGTGGAGCACGCACCAGTCAAGGGGGAGTGACACGTGCCAGCGCCCGCGGAGACGCCGGACCCGGCGGCGGACGAGAAGAAGGCCGCCGAGGAGCGCCACCTCGAGCTCGCTGAGCAGAACACCAAGCTCGTCGAGAAGATCGAAGGGATGACGACCGCGGTCGCCGGCCTCGCCGAGAGCGTCGCCGCGCGGCCCGCCGCTCAGCCCGCCGCCCCCCAGCCCCAGGAGCAGCTCCTCACCGACGCGCAGGTCTGGAAGCTCGTGGCGGACGGCAACGCGACGCAGGAGCAGGCGCTCGCCTACATCGCCGCCCGCACGAAGCTCGAGGCGCGCGCGGAGGCCCGCGCAGAGGCGAAGGCCGCGCTCGCGGAAGTCGGCCGCGGGGCCGCGGAGCAGCGAGTGCTCAGCGCCATCGCCGAGTACAAGAAGGCGATCCCCGCGCTCGCGGTGAAGGGCAGCCCCGAGTTCAACGAGGTGGCGCGCGTCTACCTCACGCTCGTGCAGGAGGAGGGCTACTCCGCCACGACGGCGACTGAGCTCCAGGCGCTGCGCGAGGTCTACGGCCGCGACCCGAGCAAGGCGCGCGAGAGCGAGACGACCGTGCGCGAGCGCACCAAGGAGCGGGCGACCCGCGGGACGGAGACGAGCTCGCCGGGCGCCGCGCGCACGGCCGCGCCGCGCCGACAGCGCGCGTCGAGCGAGCCCGATCCCGATCTCTCCTCGGACCACCGAACCTACGTCGAGCGGATGATCCAGATCGGCCAGTACCGCGGGTGGGATGATCCGCGCGCGCAGAAGTACGTCGAGCGCGCCAAGAGCATCGCGCAGCGCAAGGCGCGTAGCGCGTGACGATGGGGCAGAGCTACCGCGTCCCGCTCGTCGGGATCACGCGGTCCATGGTGGACCGCGCGCGGGAGTTCTTCGCGACGATCCGCCGGCAGCATCACTTCCTCGCGGGGCTCGTGAGCAAGGGGCGGCCGGTCGGCGCAGTGGCGGGAACCTGGGTCACAGACTGCGCCGAGATCCGGCAGTGCGTGATGCTCTGCGGCTTCTGTGACCACAAGTTCCGCCCCGCGCACAAGCGCTACGGCTACCACCGCGACACGCGCTTTGCGCGCGGCGTGAGCGGCGACTGCGACGGCTGCCGCACGCACCTCGAAGACGGCGGACTGCAGCTCTACGTCCATGAAGCCTATCTCGGCCAGGGCTACATGCCCCGGTAAAGGGAGAATCTCGATGTATACCCACGGTCACCTGTACGGCGGCGCGCCGCTCCTCCAGAAGTTCCAGATCGGCGAGGCGCTCTCGCTCGCTGGGCTCCCGCTCATCGCATCGGCGCTGGCGGATGCGGACGGCGTGATGCGCGCGTCCACCACGGCGGCCGCGGAGGCGCTCGGCGTCTCGCTCGATGCGCAGCCCACGCGGAACACGGCACAGCTCCCCGGCGACGCAGATCCCGCGGTCTACGTCACCGTGAACGTGCGGCCTGACCAGATCTGCCGCGCGCGGCTCTCGGGCGGCGCGACGTCGGGCACGGCGCTGCCGGAGTTCGTGAACAGCCTCGCGAGCACGAATGGGCTCCTCGTCACCGCCGCCTTCGGGACCGCCTACGACGACGGCTACATCTGGGGCGCGACCGGCGCGAACGCCGGCCAGCTCCGCAAGGTCCAGGGCGCGGTGAACACGAACGCCACGCCGATCGTGCCGTTCCGGAGCGACATCGCGGTCGGCGACATCTTCTATGCGGTGACGTTCGGCCCGGGCGAAGACGCGGCCGTGCAGCTCACCAACGAGCGGTATGAGGTGGACGCGACGGGCGACAACCAGAGCGGGACGAACTTCCGCTGCCGGGCGCTCCAGTACTTCCCGAAGGGGCAGGGCGGCGCGCTCCAGAGCTTCGCGGATCTGATCTTCACCGATCACCTCTGGATTCAGCAGTAAACGCGGCCTGGCCGCCGAGCTGAGCTCGACGGCGACGAAGGAGAGAGAGTCATGCCCGTTCCGGCAGTATCCGTTGCGTTCGGTGATCTCCTCGATCCTCGATTCGAGGAAATCTGGGACTCCGAATATCCCCAACACGACGACATGATTCCCAGGCTCTTCTACGACGAGCCGAGCAACGGACGAGACGAGATGAAGTTCTCGTCCGTCGGAACGATGACTGACTTCGAAGAGTTCACTGGAACCGTCGCATACAATGCGCAGTTCCAGGGCTACGACACGAGAATGATCCCGTTGGAGTTCACCAACGGGTTCCAGGTCGAGCGCAAGCTCTTCGATGACGATCAGTACAACGTGATGGACGCGAAGCCTCGCGCGCTGCGCGCGAGCGCGTTTCGCACGCGCCAGAAGTTCGCGGCGCGCATCTTCAATCTCGCGTTCGTCAACGATCAGTATTTCTACGTGAACAGCGAGGCGGTGCCGCTGTGCAGTGACTCGCACACGACCACGAGCGACGCGAGCACGGCCGTCGGTTTCGACAACCGCATCACCGGCGCCATGACGGCGGTGGCGGTGGCCACCGCGCGGCGCCAGTTCGTCCAGTTCCGCGGCGATCAGGCGGAGATCATCTCGATGACTCCGGATCTGCTGCTCTACCCGCCGGATCTCTACGAGCAGGCATACGAGATCATCAGCTCGCCGGGCAAGCTCGACACCGCGAACAACAACCCGAACGTCCATCAGGGCCGCTATCAAGGGATGGAGTGGAACTATCTCTCCAGCTCCGTCAACTGGTTCATGATCGATCAGGTGATGATGAAGCAGTACCTGAAGTGGACGGATCGCATTCCGCTGGAGTTCGGGTCCGCGGAAGAGTTCGACACGTTCATCGCGAAGTGGCGCGCCTACATGCGCTTCGCGAATTGCTGGACCAACTGGCGGTGGATTCTCGGCGCTGAGGTGGCCTGACCTCATGGCCACGCCGACGAGCTTCCGCCCGCACAAGCGGGCCTACCAGAAGGCCGCGCCGAGCAAGGGCGCGGACCTTCCGGCGACGGGCCGCGCCGCGCCCGATGCGCCGACGAAGACCGTGTCCTGGCCGACGCCGGACCTGCTCGGCAACTCGACGAAGCGCCTCCGGGGCGTGGAGCGCGTGAAGACGCGCATGTGGGAGAGGGGATGACCACTTCGCTGAATCTCGCCGGCGGCGCCCGGCTCAACGCCTGGCTGCCGATCTTCCCCACCACGGGGAACGTATTCTTCGTCTCGTCCACGAGCGCCAATTGCCGCGACGACCCGAGCCACGGCGCGCGCGCCGACAATCCCTTCGCGACGCTCGACTACGCCGTCGGCCGCTGCACGGCGAACCAGGGCGACGTGATCGTGGTCCTCCCGGGCCATGTCGAGACCGTGGCGGCCGCGGCCGGCCTCGCGTTCGACGTCGCCGGCATCACGGTGCTCGGACTCGGCTCGGGGACGAAGCGGCCGACGATCAACATCGGCACGGCCACCTCGGCGACCGTCACGATCAGCGCGAACGACGTGACACTCCGGAACCTGCTCTTCGTGACCACGCTGGACGCGGTGGTGACGGGCATCGCAATCACGGGCACGGACTGCAAGCTCTACGACATCGAGACGCGCGACACGGCCGCGACGCAGTGCGTGGACTTCATCACCGCGACCGCGGCGAGCCGTCTCCATATCTGCGACTGGGTGCACCGCGGCGACGCGGCGGCCGGCGCGGACACGGCGATCACGATCGTGGGCGGCGACGGCATCGTGATCGAGAACTGGGACATCTACGGAAACTTCGCGGTCGCCTGCATCGAGAACGTGACCACGGCGATCACGAACAGCCGCATCGGCGGCGGCAGCAAGGTCAACTACGGCTGGACGAAGAACTCGGCCGACGTGATCGTGACCCTCGCTGCGACCTCCACCGTCCGCGTCGGCCCGAACATCTGCGCGATGCTCACCGACAACGCGGCGAACATCACCGAAGCCTTCGTGGGCGCTGCCGCGCAGTTCTTCCAGCCGATCAACATCATCAATTTGGCGGGTGAGTCGTCCATGCAGACGAACATCACTGCGAGCACCGATGCCTGAGAGAGCACGAAAGCAGCGCCGGATCTTCCGTCCGTGGGAAGCGGACGAGATCAAGAACAACAAGCGCACGCTCCAGAAGGCGCTCGAGTCTCCGCACGTGGAGGACAAGAGCGCCGTGCGCGCGGCGATCGGCCGCATGGGCGATATGGAGCGCGAGCACGGCATCCCGCAGCTCACGCCCGACCAGCGCGACAAGGCAGTGAAGAAGGTGAAGGAGCTCGAGGCGCAGATTCGCGAGGGCATGCTCTCGCACGAGGAGATGCGCCGGAACCCGCCGGGCGCCGTTGATCAGAACGTCTGGTGGGAGCGGCGCAACAAGGCGCGCATCACGACGTGGCGCAACCTGAACGCCGCGCTGCACCCGGGCATCCCCGCCGATCAGGCGCAGACGCTCTTCTCGCCCGAGCGCCTCCGGCCGCGTACCTCGCACCTGAACATGGACAACGCGCAGATTCCCGCGGTGCGCGCGTTCAGCTTCCCGAGCGAGCAGTACAAGGAGAACTACGACGCGATCTTCAAGCCGAAGCCTGCGGAGGAGCCTTCCGTGCTCGACGAGCCGGAGGAGCCCACGCAGACCGAGGCGCTGCTCGAGGACGCGGGGATCGCGGATCTGCCGGAGACGCAGAAGGCGCTCGGCGCGCTGGCGAAGAGCCGGCGTCCGGGGCCGGCGGCGGCCGCGACCGCGTAAGGGGGTCCGATGGGCTTTCCGTTCCTGAGTGAGGCGGGATTCGAGGCGGGCACGCTCGGCCACTTCGACACCGAGGTGGACACCGAGCTGCGCCTCGACTTCCCGCACTACAGCGACCTCGCGAAAATCCCCGGCGCCGGCGCGCCCTGGCGCGGGGCCTACTGCATGCGGGTCGCGCTCGCGAACGACGGAAGCCCGGCCGACGCCTACGTGCAGGAGACCGGGGCGTGGGATCTCTCGGCGAGCGGCACGCTCTTCGTGCGCCTGATGTTCCGCGTGAGTGCCGACATCGTGATGGCGAACAATGACGAGTTCGCGATCTTCCAGCTCTGGAGCGGCGCGAGCACCCCGGAGGCCGGCGCTTACATCAACTACACGACTGCGAACGGGCTGCGGCTCGGGATCGGCGAGGGCTCGGCGAGCAGCTTCGCGCCGCTCACGGTCGGCGTCTGGCACTGCCTCGAGCTCAAGTTCGTGATCGACAGCGGCGCCGGCAACGATGGCACGATCGACGCCTGGCTCGACGGCGGCGCGCTCACGCAAGTCACCGGGCTCGATCAGGGCGCGATCACGTCGGGCGTCGTCGGCGTGCTCTCCCAGGACGCGGGGACGACGGGCGGGACGATCCTCTTCGACGACATCATCGCGGACGACGCGCGCATCTTCCCGCCGGTCGAGCGCTTCCCGCAGCAGATCCTCCTCACCGCCTCAGGCCACGTCTTCGTCGGCCCCGGGGAGGTGCTCAAGCTCGACCTGCTCTCGGGCGGCGCCACCGACAACGTGCTCCAGGTCTACGACACGGACCGCGGCTACACGAGCGACGGGAGCGCGGCCGCGCTCGAGCTGCGCAACGTCGCGAACAACGAGCGCGTGCCGATGGGCGACTGGCCCCTGCGGCTGCACCGCGGCTGCTACGTCTCGCTGGCGGGTACGAACCCGCGCGCGATCGTGACGATCGCATGGGCGAACTCCTACTCGGAAGGCGCCATGCGGCAGCAGGGCATCCGCCGGGCGGTGAACGCCTTCGGAGCGTGAGATGAAGATCCAGCCGATGCCGCCGGTGCCGAGCTACTACGACCTGATGGCGCTCTTCCGCCTGATGGCGGATCCGGACGCCTACGCCGCGAAGCTGGCCGAGCTCGAGAAGCTGCGCACCGAGATCAACGCGGGCATCGAGCGGCGCGAGTCGCTCTCGCAGCTCGACACGATCAAGGCCGAGCACGCGCAGCTCCTGGCGAACGCCAAGGCCGCGCGGGACATGGCCACGGCCGAGGCGAAGAAGACGATCGAGCGCGCGCGCGCGGACGCGGCCAAGCGGCTGGCGGACGTAGAGGCGAAGGCCAAGGCGCGGGAGGCGCAGCTCGAGGCGCGGGCCGCGGCCCAGGAGCGGCGGGCGGCCGAGCTCGAGCAGGCGGCCGCCGCGGCGCAGGCGCTCTCTGAGCGCGCCCAGCAGGATCTCTCGACCGCGCGGGACCGGCTGCGCGAGGCCGAGGCGATCCGCGACGAGTACCAGACGAAGGCGGAGAAGCTCCGGGGGCTCGTCGCCTAAGGGGTCCGAGTGGCTGGCACGGCCTCCAGCAACCAGGGCGCCCGCGAGGTCTACGGCGGCGTCAGCCTCTTCACGCCGAACGGCGATTCGGCGATGGATGAGGCGACCGACTCCGTCAAGGTCTCGGTGGTGTCGTCGTCCGCCGCGGGCGCGACGCAGTACGCCGAGGACACGCCCTCGCTGCAGGGCGACTTCGTCAACATGGCGGGCGTCGTCCGCAAGGACACGGCGGCCTCGCTGGTTGACACCGACGGCGACCGCACCCAGATGGAGGTGGACGCCGCGGGCCGCCTCTGGGTGAACGCCTCGGGCGCGGCCGTGCCCGTCACCGACAACGCCGGCTCGCTCACCGTGGATGATGGGGGCGGCTCGCTCACGGTCGATGACGGCGGCGCCGCGCTGTCCGTGGACGACAACGGCGGGTCTCTCACGGTGGACGGCACGGTGAGCGCCGCGCAGTCGGGCACGTGGACCGTCCAGCCGGGCAACACGTCGAATACGACGCCCTGGCTCGTCTCGATCAGCCAGGGCGGCAACACCGCGTCGGTGAGTGCCGCCAGCGCGCTCAAGGTCGATGGCTCCGCGGTGACGCAGCCCACGAACGTGGCCCAGCTTGCCGGCACCGCGACCGATACCAATTCGGGGAACAAGAGCGCCGGCACGCTGCGGGTGGTGATCGCCACCGACCAGCCCCAGCTCACCGCGGCGCTCAAGGTGGACGGGAGCGCCGTCACCCAGCCGACGAACGTCGCGCAGCTCGCGGGCACAGCCACCGACACGAACTCGGGCAACAAGAGCGCCGGAACCCTGCGCGTCGTCCTGGCGACCGACCAGCCGCAGCTCACGAATGCGCTCAAGGTCGATGGATCGGCCACGACGCAGCCGATCTCGATCGTGGGCTCGACGACCGCGAGCTCGCCGACCACGGCCACGGTGAACGGGAGCTCGGGCACCGTCATCGCAAGCAACGCGAACCGCAAGGGCCTCGCGCTCACGAACACGAGCACCGGCGGCCAGCGGATCTCGCTCCACATGGCGGCCGGCAGCGCGGTGCTCGATAGCGGGATCACGCTGTGGCCGGGCGACTCGTTCGTGATGACCCGCGAGACCTTCACGACGGCCCAGATCAACGGCATCGCTAGCGCCGCGAGCGGGACCATCGGGATCCAGGAATTCACCTGATGGGGATCCAAAAGGCGAACCGCATCGAGCTGCTCGACGAGGGGGTTTCCCAGGGCTGGGCGCGCTCGCTCAACATCGTGGGCCCGAGCCTCGTCGCCTCCGTCTCCGCGGATACGGGCCTCATCACCTACTCGGGCCGCGAGGTCCTCACCGCGAACCGGACCTACTACGTCCGCACGGACGGGTCCGATTCGAACACGGGCCTTGCGAACACCGCCGGCGGCGCCTTCGCGACGATCGCCAAGGCGTTCTCCGTCATCGGTGGCCTCGATCTCTCGACGTTCGTCGTCACCGTGCAGCTCGGCAATACCGGGAACTACGCAGGGACTACGGTCGCCGGGCGCTGGGTGGGAGGCGCCGGCTCGCTGGTTGTGCTCGTCGGCGACGCTGCCGCACCGGGAAGCTACGTCATCACGAGCACGCTCACGGTGTCGGATAGCTGCCTGCTCTTCGTGAGCGGCGTAAAGTTCCTGCCAAGCACCGGCGACGGGCTCTCCGTGGCCAGCTACGCATCGGTGACCATCTTCGGCGCTTGCCAGTGCGGGGCCGCGGCGGGCGCGCGGCAGATCGTCGCGGCATCGACGGCGAACATCGGCATCGGCGCGGTTCTCACGATCAACGGCGGCGCAGCGAACTGGATCCTCGCCGTCGGGAACTCGACCGTCACGAGCAATGGCTTCGCGCACGTCTTCTCTGGCACGCCCGCGTTCTCGACTGCGACGGTCCAGGCGCAGACGGGCGCCATCGTCACTGTCGTAAATGCGTCTCTCAGCGGGGCAGCTACCGGCAAGCGCTACGACGCCACGCTGAACAGCGTGATTTACACCAACGGGGGCGGCATCAACTACTTCCCGGGAAACGTGGCCGGCACGACGGGCACAGGTGGGCAGTATGCCTGATCCGAATTCCTACACGCCGGCCGACTGGTTCTGGAGAGTCACGGGGCGCACGGACGTCTACGCCTCTGCGCGCTTCGGCTACTTCCCACTCACGGACGCGGCCTACCTCGCCTTCCTCGCGGCCGGCGGCATCGCGACGGTGATCGATACCGAGGCGAACCTGCGGGACGTCCTGAACGCGGCCGACGTCGCGTTCCAGGCCGAGGGCCTCCCGGCGCTCCTCGTCTCGCGGCCTCGGATCACGAACGCGCGGGTGCGGCTCGTGAAGACGGGCTTCTCGCTCGCGAGCGGAGCGACGGGCGCGGCGGCGCTCATCCCCTGGACGGCGACGGGCGCGATCGACCCGCTCGGCATGAACAATGCGGGCGGCGCGAACCCGGATCGCATCGTGATTCCGGCGGGGCAGGGCGGCTACTACTGGGCCACGATCGCCGCGAGCTTCCCCGTGAACGCGACGGGCGACCGCGGAATTCAGATGCGGCGCAACGCCGCGGCGATCCCCCGCGCCACGCTGCGGGTGAAGGCAGCGGCCGGCGACACGACCGAGCTCTTCGGCAGCCGGCTCGTGCAGCTCGACGCGGGCGACATCTTCCGCGTGGCGGCCGCGCAGGACAGCGGCTCCACGCTCTCGATCGATGCCGAGGTCCACCTCGCGAGGGCTGAATGAGCACCACCAGCCAGCTCACCACGTTCTCCGATCTCTACGGCGACCTCATCTCGCGCGTGCGCGAGAACTCGGGGACGACCGCCGCGACGACGGTGGCGAAGCGGTACGTGAACATCGCGAACCAGGACATCTACCTCCTCGGCGCGGAGAAGATGCCGTGGGCCGAGCGGCGTGCGACGATCACGACGCACGAGCGCTACACGACGGGCACGCTCACCGCGACGCGGGGAAGCACGGCCATTACGGGCTCGGCTACCGCCTGGAACACGGCGAACGCGGACGGCGCGCTCAACATGCGCGCGGGCGGCCGCATCACGATCGCCGGACAGCAGGACGTCTACACCGTCGTCTCGGTGGCCAGCGACACGGCGGCCGTCATCACGCCCGCCTTCATCGGCGACACGGCCTCGGGCCTCTCCTATGCCTACTTCGAGGACGAATACTCACTCGCGTCGGACTTCTCGCGGCCGCTCGACGCGCGCGCCTTCGACACGGGCCGGAACATCAAGCTGCTCGGCCGGCAGGACTTCCGCCGCCTCTACCCGCGCAACCGGGTGCCGACCACGCGGATCCGGCACGCGACGATCCTCGACCTCCCGCCGAGCGGGAGCACCGCGCCGGTGCGCAAGGTGCAGTTCGCGCCGCCGCCCTCCGACGTGCAGTTCATCCACTACGACTACGTGACTCGCAACGTCGTCGTGACGGCGGCGGGCGCGGCGGCCGAGAACTTCACCGATGACACGGACGAGCCGATTCTGCCGCTGCGCTGGCGGCACCTGATCGTCTATCACGCGCTCTTCAACTGGTACCGCGACCGCAAGGACGACCCGCGCAGCCAGGAGGTGAAGGCCGAGTACGAGCAGCTCAAAGAGCGGCTGCTCGGCGATTCCGAGGTGGGCCAGCAGCGCCCCAGCGTCGCCCCGCGCGCGATCATCTACCGCAGCCGCGCGAAGCGGCCGTGGCGGGGCGGGGCACGCAGCGGGTTCGATACGGCGGGCGAGTTTGACCGGATGGAGGGCGACTTCTGATGACCGCCCCCGATCAGGCGCTGCGCCACACGTTCGAGGGCGGCTTCGCCACCGACTTCGGCTCGCTCGCCGAGATGCAGGTGTCGAACGGCCGCATCTCGATTCCGTTCCTGCTGCGCGCCGAGAACGTCTACTTCAGCCTCAACGGCGGCCTGCGCAAGGCGGGCGGCACGAGCAAGTACAACTCCGTCGCGATCGAGTCGGGGGAAGAGATCCGCGGCATGGTGGAGTACGTGCGCTCGGGCACCACGGGCTCGCCTACGCGGCGGCGCGTCGTGCACGCGGGCACGAAGATCCTCGCCGACAACAACGATGGCACCTTCGCTGCGATCTTCACCGGGCTCGAAGACAACAAGATCCCGAACTACACGGTCTTTACGGACGTGCTCGTGATTGCGAGCGACTCGACCGTGGACGTGCCGCTCAAGTGGGATCAGACCACGGCCGCCGTCCTCGGGGGCGCGCCGCCGAACTTCAGCTTCTCGTGCGAGCACGCGAATCGGCTGTGGGCGGGCGGCGATCCGCTCTTCCCCTCGCGCCTCTACTACAGCGCGCTCCTCAACTGCGAGGACTGGAGCGGATCGGATGCGGGCCACATCGACATCGCGCCCGACGATGGCGACGTGATGACGGGGATCTACTCCTTCCGCGGCCGGCTCTTCGTGTGGAAGGGGCCGAACTTCGGCTCGATCCATGTCATCTCCGGCCGCACGCCGAGCGACTTCGCGCGCGACACGTTCTCGGATGAGATCGGCGGAATCGGCCCGAACTCCATCTTCCCGATGAGCAACGACCTCGGCTTCATCGCGACGGACGGCGCGATCCGGAGCCTGAGCGCCACCGACAAGTACGGCGACTTCGAGGAAGCCGCGCTCTCACGCCCGATCACGACGTGGATCCGCGAGAACGTGAACCCGGCGGCGCTGAAGCGCGCATGGGCGCGCACCGATCCCACGCGCGGCTACGCGCTCTTCACGCTGCCTGTGGGGAATGTCGTCACCCCGAATTACGTCGTCTGCCTCGACTACCGCTTCGACTCGCCGCGCTTCACGCTCTGGCCCGCGTTCGTCGCCTGCAGCGTGGCGCGCATGTCGGACCCGGAGTCGTCAAACCGCCAGATCCTCTACCTCGGCGGCACGGATGGGTTCCTGCGCAAGACGCAGCAGACGCTCGACATGTCGATCGATGGCGGCGCGTATCAGTACATCGTGAAGACGCCGTTCTTCCACTACAACACGCAGAACCGCATGAAGACGCTGAGCCACTTCGGGCTCGGCGTGCAGGGACACGGCGCCGCGGACATCAACTTCACCGCGCTCCTCGGGCCGGGCGCGGCCTCGCAGACGCAGCACGTCACGCCCTCGCTTGGCGCGCTGCTCGGCTCCTTCATCATCGGCACCGACGTCCTCGCAGGCAACGCCTACCTCACTCACTGGGGCGAGATGGATGCGGGCCAGTTCCGCGAGGTGAGCTTCGAGCTCGAGAGCACCGAGGAAGGCCAGGACATCGAAATCAACGCGATCCATGCGGTGATCGAGACCGCGCAGGATCCGAGCTACGAGAACCATCTCTAGTGTCAATCTCGCGCTATAAGACCTTCGTCGATGGGCAGACGCTCACCGCTGCGGATCTGAACGGCATTCAGGACGCGGTCGTGAACAACGACCAGAGCGTCGGCAGCCCCCGCACGGCGCCCTTCGATCTCGACGGGCAGCGGCTCATCATCTCGGGCGACGGCAACACGTCGCTGATCTCGACGTCCGCCGGGAAGATCGACTTCCGCCTGAACAGCGCCGACCTCTTCGACCTCGACGGCACGGCGGCCGCCTCGGTGAACGGCTTCTCGGTCATCACCTCCGCGACGGGCGTCGCGCCGATCCTTCAGGCGAAGGGCTCGGATACGAACGTGGGCGCCATGCTCGCGGGCAA